AAAGATTTTAAACAACGCATGTGCGCTATCTTGTCGTCTTGGTCGTTAAGGTTAAACCGGATTGTTGCTGTCATTTTCTTCGGGGGATTTGTACTCAAACTTTTCCATGTGCGTAATGAATGCCTCGCGCTCATCCTCTTTCATTTCGTATATACTCCAGACAATTCCTATCAGTGTGCTGTTCACCTCGTCCTCCATCTCTGTCTGTTCTTTCCCCACAAGCTCGTGAACAAACTTTTCAAACAACCTGCATGAATTATACACCTGATTGAAATGATACTTAGCCTCATGCGTAAGCTTCACTTTGCTGTGCTTAATTACTTCAGCAGAAATAAGTGCGCCTTTTACAAAGCAGAATAGTTTTAGAAAATCGTTCCTACCCATTTTTTTCAAGGAATTCTATAAGAGATTGGTTAAGCTTTTTACTGCGCGAAAACTCAAGCTGTTTGCCATCTTTAAACACTATCTCCACCATGTTGTCTGGGGCCATGTTTATGCTAAACACTTGGTCGGGGTTGATATAAAACCCGCGATGTGCGCGCACCAGATTTGGAAAACGCTCCGCCACCACCGCACTGCTTCCGTGGAATGATATAAAGAACGGGCGATTCTCAAGATATACATTGTACATATCGCGCAGTGACTTTTTCTCCGGTTGCCCTTGCGATTTCGGCCACTATATCTTTTATGTTTTTAATATCAGACATGATAATAGCGTCTTTTTTGCTGCAATCTTCGGTCGCGCCTTTCTTTTTTCTATAAATCCCATTTATTATAAAATAGGCATACGAGTGACCCTTGCGCAGATTAGCCGTTAGGTTGTTTACAAGATTCACTTTCAGCTCAGCATCGTATATATTAATAACAACTGACACAATGTAATTAGTATTAATAATGTGATGTTCGCTTGCGTGTATAAATTCTGGTTGGCGTTTGAAATAAAAATCAAAAAGAAGAGATACGCTATTCCCAAGCAATATTGTTTTGCCTGAAGTCAGATGCACTATGGAGTTGGTGGTGTTGAATGTCTTGATTAAAACAATTTCATCGTACACCAGCCTGATGCGAAGCTCCTTGTTGCCCCCATCTGTTACATACAATTCTTTTTGTTCTGCCATACGGCAAATGTATTTTGAAATATTGGAATTATGTATGCATAAACACGACAAATTGAAAAAAAAATCCGATGAATCTTCACCGGACCTTTATCGTTTCATCACCAAAATAAAATGTTCAACAGGCCGCAAAGCTAAACTATGTTCTGCACCTGCCCTTGCTTATCTCGTAATTTTTTACAAAAAAATCTCCGTTTTTGTACACGCTAATGTGTGCGAATCCGTTTTCACTATCGCTGATTATATTGTAGTCGGGACTAAGCTCGCAAAGGCATCCGGTTACAAACGCTTCCTCTTCATAAGTTTTGGTTGCGTTGCGTTTTTTATAGTAGTCGCGTCTGTGTAGGTGGGACATAATAACGCTTTGCCCCGCTTTGGCTAACGCTCGTTTTGCGGGGTGCATTCCGCCCTTTATCAGATGATGCCCGTGGGTGATAAGCAATCTACCAGCCATCACCAAAACATTGTCTGCTATAATGGTTATATTCTTTTCCTTTAGTTTTAGCCGGGATTCAAGAGAGAAGTAATTGTCCTCCCACACCTGCGTGGCGTATTGCTGCAACCATTTCTCCCATCGTATATCGTGGTTGCCCTTGAGCCAGTATATAGGAATTTCTGGGAACGCCAGTCTAAGTTTTGTAAGAAACAGGTCTGCCGCGTCAAACTCCTGCGGAACGCTGCGCTTTCGCATGTCTGTTTCGTGCTTGCTGATTCTATGAAAGTCTATAACATCTCCGTTAAGCAGAATGCAATTGATTTGATTATCCTGATTCTGCCCATATTCAATAGCTGTCGTGAGGCTGTTTGTACAATGGTAGGGGATGTGTATATCGCTCATTAAAAGAATCTCTGTACAATTTTTCGGGAGAGCAAATGCCTTCCTTTCGGTTTGATAGGACTTTGGAAGTCCGTACGGATTATATGGTCGTGCGCTCTTCATATAGTATGGCGATTTCTCTACGCTTGAGTTTTGACTATTCCTTATTCCGCTCTTGCCTTCTATGTATCTAAGACATGAACGGGCGTTTTCAACGGAAGAAAAAATTAAAGGATTTTTTTTATACAGGAGCCGCGCAAGGGCTGCTGTTGGCATTTCTGCGCCATATTTGTCTCTGTATTCTTTTGCTATATCGGCCTTATACATTTCAATTGTGCCGTCATGCAAGTGATGTTTTTGCTACAGAGATGTCTTGTCCTCTTTTACAGATATTATATCTGCATTTTTAATAACATATGCGGAATCGTCCAGAAGGGCGGTTTTTATTATTTCTATTGCCTCCCCGCTATTATATGAATCGCAATCCTGCAGGAGCTGTGATACATCCCAGTCATCTTCTGTAAGGATGTATGTGAGTGTCACCTTTAAATTCATAACTCAAATATATACACAATATTAAAAATAAAAAACCGGAGCATAGCCCCGGTTCTTTACTAAGTAACCTATTAGGATTCGTTTATACACACATTACCCGCAAAGATATGTCATTTGATTTGCACGCTATACTTGGTTTTCATCGAAGCCCCGTTCACCTCAACTCCGTTTTTAATGGCTTCGCTGATAAGCGATTTGCTTATTTCGTGCTTTGTGATGAGGAAGCGGCTGTCAATAGCCTTCTCGTCATCAATAGACACGGATTCGCTCCTGCGTGTGCTTAGTGCAAGCGTGGCCGTGTTAAAGCGTCTTACGCCTTTTGCATCCTCCTGCCCGAATAAAAGCATTGCTTGCGTGAGAGATTCCCGTAGGCGTGTGGAGCTATTGTCCTTTGACTTTTTTAACTCTTGCAGTCTTTTGATTTCGGCTGCAATAACATCCACCTCGCTATCGAGTTTCATAATCATATACGCGTAGCCCTCTGCTTTCTTAGCAAATGCATCGCGTGTGATTTGCAGGGCTTCCAACACCTCCGGTGTGGCTTCCCCTCCGCTCTCCTCCAATAACGCGATAATGGAGGCTTGGTCTTGAGTTATTTCGTATAAGTTCATAAGTGTGCTGTATTAAAATGGAAGGTCGTCATAGCCGTTATCCTGCTGCTGCATCTCGCGCTTGTTGTCGTAGTGATACGCCTCTTCGTTCTTCATAGCGGGCGCAGCTTTTGCGGGAGATATATGTGCGGCTGTATCTTCAACCACCGCAGCGCGTGTATCTTCCTCCGCTTGCTTGCTAAAGTATCCGGCAAGGTAATCCTTGATTGTGTCGTATGCTTTGTCGGCCATTTCCCCATCGGATGCCGTAAGGCTGCTCTTCCATTCAAACTTAGGCGTGGTATATTTAACAGCGCCATTCTTCTCGTCATTATATCCGGTGATAGCCACCCACTCGTCAGGCAATCTGTTCTTGCACTTGTTTGTGAAGTCGCCCCAACGCGCCACAACAGCGCCCTTCATGCTGATGTTTGCAATACTACCATCGCCGAGCATTACATATAAGGACTTGTGGTAGTTACCGCCCTGCAGCTTGTCTTTTATATCTCTATACAATCCTGCAGCAATGTGTCCGCCCTTAAAGCTTTTCACATTCAACACCTCGTTAAGGTTGTTCACCTCGTTGGAATAGATTCCGGATTCCGAAGCTCCGTGCCACCCTTTAATCGTGTGCAGTTCTTTCAGAACGACAAACTTGAATGGGCTTTTGATAAACTTGTTTTGTCCAGCCTCCTTGTCATAGTATTTGAACTGGCCGTTGTTGCTGTCCCACTCCAGAAACTTCTGTGCGGGGTTTGAGCTTACGCTCTTGAATTCGTCTTTGCGTGACATAAATTATGTGATAGAATTAAACATGAAACAAATGTAGGCAGGGGGAATTTGTTTACCAAACATCTTCGATAAATTTCTGAAATATTTTTGCCGAATGTATATTATTTGTAGAGCAGCAAAAAAATTTGCGTTGATGTTTGCACATGTAATCGGGCGTGTTCTTATATTTGTTGTGCCGAAAGGTGGGAGAGTAGAGGCTCCGAAGTAAAAACATTATTTGTCCTTTGTCCGCTGAGTAGGGTCCTCTACCCCGAAAGGCGAACAAAGGACTTTTTTATTTTCATGCAAATTGTTTCATTGAACAATCACATAGTTCGGAAAGCATTACATCTTTCCCTGAACGAAATGGCGGTGCTTTGCGATATAAAGCAAATGAGCCAGAATCCGGAGTACGGATATACCTGCATAAAGAGTAAAGACAAGATAGCAGATTGGCTTGACCTGTCGAGGGCAACGGTTTTCAATGCTATTAAAGCATTAGAGATTCGCGGGTACATTGAACGCACAAACATTGGCGTGCGACCTACCAAATTTATCTACGACCTTGACATGTGCCAAGAAGAGATAGGGCTTTACATCCAAAAAGGAGACCTCACTTTCATCACAAAAAAGGTTGAACAACTGTTAGACGGACAGTCTAAAAATTATACTACCACAGTACAAAATTTAGACGGTGACAGTCTAAATTTTAGACTACCACAGTCTAAAAATTATACTCAAGATATACATATAGATACACATAAAGAAAAGAAAGAGATAAATAGTGAATTGCATGAAAAAATTCAGGCAATTGTCAGCCGCATCAACGAGCATGCGGGGACAAGTTTTAGAGCCGAAACAAGGGAGAGCAACAAGCTTATATCTGCGCGACTAAAAACATATTCGCTTGACGAGGCATTGCTTGTTGTAGATGCGATGGCCGACAAGTGGCTCGGCACAGACATGAAGCAATACTATACACCTGTAACCCTGTTCAGAGAAAGTAACTTTGAAAAGTATTTACAGCATGCCAACACCAACAGCACTAAGCGGGGCGCACATGTGGACAATCCAGATTATAAATTAGGCAAGATGCGCTACCGCCCACAATCAGAATTTGGAAGTTATACACAATATTTAAAAAACTGCAATGAATACGGACACACACCAAAACAAGAAGGCCATGATTAAAGTAACCGCCTACAAGGACATTTACGAAAAACGCAATGGGCATCACATTCCAATCACCACAGCCCTTTCCCGTATACGGGATGGCAAGAGCCGGGAAAAGATTCTCGCTATACGAAGCACAGCAGACCCGTCTGCCGTAGACCAATTAAAGAAATCCCTCCCCTCGATTTGCTTTAGCGGCACATTCAGCGAGAGATTTGATAACAAGCTTATCGAACACAGCGGATATATATGCTGCGACCTTGACGACATTCCGCATGATGAATTGCAGGACATGAAGCAGAAGGTGGCGCAGCTTAGCTATGTATATGCCGTGTGGATAAGCCCACGCGGGAACGGGCTAAAGTTCCTTGTGCGTATTGCTAAGCCCGAAAAGCACCGCGAACACTTTGCTGCGCTCACGCAATACTTTCAGGATATATCCGGCAAGTGGGATGGCAGCAGTGTAAACGAGAGCCGCGTTTGCTTTGAAAGCTGGGACGAGGACATTATCATCAAGGATGATGTGAAGCCGTTCACAGAGGTGTATATCACCACAAAGGAGGTGAGCAGGGAAATGGTGGATGGAGACGAAACATTCAAGCGGCTCCTGACATGGCTCACCAACAAAGGCAAATCCTTCGCATCCGGAGAGCGCAACAACTTTCTATTCCGCCTTGCGAGCGCATGCTGCAGGTTTGGTATATCAGAGGAGAACTGCTTCTATTATTGCGACAGCAACTTCATTAGCGGGCAGAGCGACTTCACTAAGCGCGAATGCAAGATAGTGATTGCCTCCGCGTATAGAGCCAATGCGAGTAAGTCTGGGAGCGCAACATTCGACAAGGACATTCTGGTTGAGAAGAAGAGCATGCAGGAGGTGGCTCTTGAAACTCCGCAGGAGATATACGATGAAACCATTCGTCCGGCGGATGTAATCTTCGCAGACGATGTGCAGGACGGCATCATGTCTCTATACAACAACGGATACGAAAGACTGGAGGGAATAGGCGTGCGCGAGATAGACACGCATTACAAGATGAAGCGTGGGGAACTAACGCTGCTGTCGGGTATAGGAAACATGGGTAAGAGCCAAATCAACAAGTGGATGCTCCTGATGCATGCAGTGCTATACAAGCGCAAGTTTGCCATATTCGCTCCGGAGGATAATCCCGCAGAGGAATTCTACAACGACCTCATCGAGATAGTGCTTGGAGCGGACTGCGTATATAGTCCTGAGTTCCCGAATAAACCCAGACCAACACTGGGGCTATACATGATGGTGAGGGAGTGGGTGAACGAGCATTTTATATTCATCCACCCGGAGAAGAGCGCCCCCACCCCGGAGTATATACGGGAGCGCTTTCTTGAGTTAATTATTAAGAAGCGCGTTGATGGCTGCATCATTGACCCGTGGAATCAGCTCACCAACAACTACGAGTTATACGGCGGGCGTGATGACAAGTATCTGGAGGTGCAGCTTGCCGAGTTCTCCAGATTCGCGCAGCAGAACGAGGTGTATATGATAATCGTGGCTCACCCTAAGAGCCTGAAGAAAGTGGGCGAGGACTATCCATGTCCGGATGTGTTCGACCTTGCCGGAGGCGCAATGTGGAATAACAAGTGCCACAACATTCTGATATATCACCGCCCGCACAACTGCTCAGATGTAAACAGCCCTGCGTGTGAGTTTCACGCCAAGAAGATTAAGAAGCAGAAGGTGGTGGGGAAGAAAGGCTTTAGCGAGTTTCGGTTTGACTTTGCCACACGCAGGTATGTGTTTGAGAACAATCGCGACCCAATGTCCGAGGCGGTGGCCGCAAAGCTAAATTGGGCTATATGGGAAAAACCTAAATCTAATTATACAAAACATGAAGAGATTATTCACACCCCTCTCCCGCCCGATGATGACGAAGTTCCCTTCTAAGAAAGGGAGAACCAAAGAGGTTTGTCTGATGATTGCAGAAATTCATCGTATGGACGCTTTGATTTATCAAAATTATACTAAATTTGCCAAGCAACAATTTTTAAATACATGGAAAACACAAAAGCAATAACTGCCCTCACAGACGAGGGGAAAGTGGTGAACGAGGTTGCCGCCTATCTCACCAAGCATGGGAAGTTCAACGCAATTAAGATTGCGAACATGGTGTTTGAAGCACTGGAGAAAAACAACACCCGCGATATAGAAGACGCGGAAAAGGAAATCATCCGGCAGTGTATAGACAACATGCGCACCCTTGCTATATGGGAGAAATGGGGAGAATGATATGATGACGATGCTTGTTAAATATTTGCTCCTACTATTTGGAACGATAGCATTCTGGGGGATATTCACCAGCGAGACAGACGAGCGCAGGTGGAAGTTTGCGGCATATACAGCTATATGTCTGGTTGTAGCTTTATGCACATGGCCTTTCTTACAATAGATTTCGATAACGAATCAGACAAGCGCAAGCTGTTTGAGTTTCTAAAACAACTGCGCGGGAGGCACACGCTCTCGTTTGAGCGCGTAAAGCAATCCCGTAGTCAGGCGCAAAACAAATACTATTGGGGTGTTATAGTTCCCACGCTTGCCAGCGAGTTCGGGTATTTCAAGGACGAGATGCACGAACTCCTGCGCAAGAAATTTTTGGGATATACAAAGGAGAATCCCCTTACGGGCGAGATGGAAATGTTTGCTATGTCCACCACCAAGCTCAGCACAGCCGAGATGGAAATATATCTGGAGAATATACGAACTTGGGCTTTGTCGGAATTTAGTGTATACTTGCCGCTTCCAAACGAGATTTTGGGCGAATGGCAGTAGCAAAGAAACGAATCCTAAAGGAGCGCACACGCAACGGAGGCACGGAGACGCAGGCCAAGCACATGGGCAATATACGCGGGGTGCTTAGGCGCATGACCCGATTCTGGAAACCGAAGAAGATGGCTCTTGATGCTGTATGCGTGCGGAGTATATCAAACGGGGTAAAGGTGAATCGCTACCAGTGCAAGCATTGCCAGAATTATTACCCCCTGAAAAGCGTAGAGGTAAATCATATAATCCCGGCGGGCAGTTTGAAATCGTATAAAGACCTCCCAGATTTTTGCGAGCGACTATTCGTTGAGGATATAAACCTCTTGGAAGTGCTATGCAAGGAATGCCATGCACGGGTTACAAAACAACAACGAGAAGAAGACTAATGGAAAAGCAAATCAAACAAGTGGCAGCGTTTCACCGCGCCTTCGGACATCCGGTGGCATCATCGCTCAAGCATCTCACTCCGGATAGGCTTGTGCTGCGGCACACGCTGCTCACAGAGGAGGCAATGGAGATGCTCCAAGCGGGCGTAAAGGGCGACCTTGTAGGCGTGGCAGACGCGATTACGGATTGCTTGTATATCTTGTTTGGAACGGCTCACGAATACGGCTTGGGCGATAAGCTTTGCAGGCTTTTTGAAGAAGTGCATCGCAGCAACATGAGCAAGTTAGATTCTGTTGGCATGCCGATATACAGAGAGGACGGGAAGGTGATGAAGAGCGACCAGTATAGGCCACCGAATCTAAAGGATATTGTCTGGGATGATTCGGATGTATAATAAAAAAGGGCAGCCCGTTTGGGCCGCCCTTCACACATGCAGAGGCGTGTAGCCTCTCACCACCACTTCATTTGTTTCTCGTATAGATAGAGGCTGTGCGTAAGCGCACACGCAAGTATCCACACAAAGCTGCCCCCCATCAAGAAGATGTGGACATCCACACAGCAATCCTGCCATAGAGGCTCACGCAGGAGCGTGTTGTTTGTGCCGTGCAGGTAGAGCAATACACCATATCCGATGCCCCCAATAATGGCGCAAGCGATAGATGCGATTCTGTAAAATTTAATCATAATCATAAACACTTATGTAAATATAATAGAATAAAACATAGGTGATGCAAATCGCGTGATAATGGCATCACCTATGTATGTGTATGTCAGCTTAATCGTTTGTCAATAAAGTCCTTTGCATACTTGATTGGAATGAATAAGCTGATGCCGCCAACCCATAGCAGTGCTAATGTGTTTCCCCAGAAAATCAGCACCAGAAAAAGCAATAAGCATATATACAATTTCATGGCTTCGGAGTTACGCGGGTGATTTCCTCCCACCGGAGGAGAAACGACTTACGGATGCCATTGCATGATATGTTTACGCCACGCCCGCTCTTGTCGTATCCGTACACAATGCTTTTGCTCCGGTGCGGACGATACGCAATTTGGATTTGGAAATGCACCACATCTCCTATCCGGACATTCTCTTGTGTATACATCATTTCCGTGAGTTGTATATGGTGGCCTTGCATAGGTGTATGTCCACGAGTGCGTTGTATAGCATGTCTTCCTGCTGCGTCTCAAATCCAGTGATGCTTGGCACTTTGAATTCCCAATAGCGCCCACGCCTTTTGAGCGGGAGCGCCTTGCTTGGGTTGTCGGGCATTGTATACCACCACCGCCCACGGGTGTGCGCGCTTGCACGCTGAAGCTTGGTAATGCTGTCGCTTGGTTTGATGATTATATCTTCTTTCATTTTTTTCTTCTGTATTCGTTATACATCTCTGTCCACTTGGCAAGTTCCTCATGCCCGCGCTCGGCTGCAATCCATCCGGATAGGTCGCGCACATCGAAATAATACTTGTCAAGCACATTGTCTGCGATTCCGGTTTGCGATATTGCATGCGTGCATAGCATCTCCATGTCCTTTGTAGCCTCGCTCCCGTCAAGCGGGAGATTGCTCAGAAGCCTATACAACATCTGTCGGGCAAGGCTTGTATAATACTTTGGAGATTTGTTCATGGACGGCTGATTTTAAATGAAACATTAACAATCTTGTTCGCTCCGTGCCGCATCACCTTGTTGTGATACATGTCAAGAACGCACACGCTCTTGTCTGTCTTCTTGAATACAATCTGCGGCCTATGCTTGCGGTTGTAGACAATAGACCCGATTGGGATTTCTCCCCATTTTAGTTGGTTCATATATATTTTGGTTTGGTAATCTGCCAATATCGGCATTGCTCCGGAGGCGGGAATCGAACCCGCCCTCACATACGCATTTAGCGTATCTGACATGCCACATGTCTCCGGATGCGGGGATTATATATCCCCAATAAATTTGCGAGCGCCAGAAGCCTCCAGATATAACGACCTTGCGCCCTCGGTCATGTTATCGTAGTCCGCCTTGAGGATGTGTGCCACGCAATGCTCCCACCACTCCAACTGCGGCTTGTCGCCCACATATACCACCTGCTCAAATATCCGTGCGCTGTATCCCTTTTCCGATGTCTTGGTTATAGTGCCAACTATATACTTATGGTTGCCACCTATAAACCCACTATCCAAACCACGCAAGAATTGCAGCTTATTGTGCATGTCTTCGTGGTTGGTTATTTCCACGCCTGTGTAGTTGAACTTGATGCTGCTATCGGTGGTTGGATAATACACCATGCCGTAGCTGAATTTGTCCTGCGATTGCTCTTTTAAGTTTTCCATTTGTATAAAGTGTTAAAGTGTGAATTGTAAATGTCTGAATAAAATTTGATTTGTCCAAAAAAAATAAATTTGATTTGTCCAAAAAAAATATTTGTTCAGCCCGAAAAAGAAATCGTTTGCCGAAAAATACCTTTGGTAAAAAACAAGGCGGGGGCAAAAATTTTCGCAAGGAAAAAATCTGCCCCCTACCTGCATCTATATGCGTGTCCAAGTTAGCTGCGCATCACGCCACGCATCATCCTCATCGGTTTTCCACGAGAAGTATAAAGTTTCGGTGAGAGGCTCGAAGCGTATATCGGTTTCCGGCTTAATGTGCAAGAATTCCGTGCCGTAGTGGTCGCACAGCAATTGCTGTATTTGAAATGCGGCATTGCGTTCATCGTTGTCCGCTTTCATGTTGAGAACGCCTATCAGGTCGCCCTCATCGCTCCATAGCGCAGGGATGCTTCCGGAAATGCGCCTAATCATAATGCTTGGTTTGTTCATATTAGATATACGGATTTGGTTGTAAAACATTTATTGCGTTATCGAGTGCCTGTATAGCATCCCATAGGTATGCCTCTGTGGCCTCCTCCTTCACCACGCCTTTTTCGGGGTGGAGGTTTTGCTGCAAAACGGCAAGGTTGTTTTTGAGCATATACAATTCCTGAATTGTATCGTGTAATTGCTGTGGTGTCATGTGTATACGAATTAAATTACTGGTAAAACATATTCTTCTCCGGATGCAGATGCCCCGCACATCGCACCCCCATCATTGCCCTCGTCATCACGCATCGGGAGTATATAGCTGCCATCCGTGAATATAATCACCGGTGGGTTGCAATACCACGCCATGCCCCTCATCTCCTCGTCTGTGAGATAGCGCACCTCTGCAATGGTTTTGCCTACGAGCGTTTTGTTTGCAAGGTCAATCCAACGCTTGCGTACATCAAACTTTTGTGTGTTCATATAAACTTTGTATAAGTAATCTGCCATATGGCATTGCCCCGGATGAGGGAATCGAACCCTGCGTATGTATACGCCCGCCTCTCGGCATCCGGCTGTGTATATTAGCTATGCATGTCTACAAACACCACCCAACGCTCGCCCCCCTCGTGTATGTAATCATCCACTTGTGTAACACCAGTGTGGTCAAAGTGGCAATAGTAGAAGTTATCGCGTAATACATCAAACCCGATTGCGCTCCCGCCTCGCCCATGTGTTTGGCACAGATATTCGGCTAAGTGTTTTAAACTCCATAATTCATAGTTATCCCATTCATATATGTTGGTTTCGCCCGCTCTAAATTTGTCTGCCGCCACATTCCCATATCCCTCGTCTGCAAACCATGTTTTATAAATATTGTTGCAGTCGTCTATGGTCATGTTTTCTTTTGGCTGATAGCGACCCTCTCCCGTGCTGTATACGGAATTGCTTTGGCTTACAGCCCCACACATCTCTCTCCAATTGTTTTCGTTGCCCCAATCAGATATAAAGGTTGTGGCTCTTTCGCACGCTTCTGCTCCTGAGTTAGCGTGCAACACGATGAAATGTAAATTGTGCATATAAACTTTGTATAAGTAATCTGCCATATGGCATTGCTCCGGAGGCGGGAATCGAACCCGCCTTTACGCCCTTGCGCTCCGGATGTGTCTTACGCCCCTCCCAACATGCGCCTTTCATGCGCCTCGTATCTTGCATCTATATACGCTTGGCGCTCGTATTCCCGCACCTGCTGCGCCTCGTCTGGATACTCCGCACGGAAGTAGTCCCAATTTATTTCGTCCACTACGCTCCTGCCATTGCATCGGTTGCACATTACATGGAAGTTGCCCGCATCGTAATCCTGCAAGCCCTCCCAATCGCCCTCCTCACGCATGGTGTCGAGCATCTTCTGCTCGTCCAATCCGTATTCAAAGACGATTCCCTCGCCATTGCACTCAGGGCATAGTATACGCTTAGCGGGCAGGTAGATGGTGCGTGGCGTGTCTGTAATCTCGCAGTACAGCGCAGGGTGTGTAAATGCTACTTTTTTCATATATGTTTTGCTTGTATAATCTGCCGATATTGGCATTGCTCCGGAGGCGGGAATCGAACCCGCCTTTACGCCCTTGCGCTCCGGATAGCATTTTACATGCTGTATACGCGGAATCCACCGCCAGTGCCGAGTACATGGTCGCGCCATGCCTCGCAATTCTCCTTGCCCACCCAATTCACCATCTTGCGCACCTCGTCCACAGACATACGCACCGGAGCGTTCTCGCCCTCGTCATTGCTGCCTATAATCACTCCGTTGCCGCATATCGGGTAAGCCCAATCGGACATTATATATCCGCCCTCAAACTCGTTATACAAGCCCTCGTCATCAACAAACAGCGTGTCGCTCTCGTTGAATTGCACGGGGCAAGCGAATGTGCTTACGCCCTCTCCGAGCAGGGGATATATGTCCCGATGATTTGTGCCGCTGATTTCGGCCTCGTACACTTCGCGCTTTGCGCTGTCAATCACAATCACTTTCATAAATATATATTGGTTAAAATTTGCCTGAGTTGTTATATGCCCAATCGTGAACAAACTCGTGAATTGCATCTTGCACCTCGTCGAGGTCGAGCACTTCGTCATCGTCCGTATAGTTGCTCTCCCAATCAATGCGCTCGTCATAGTTATCTATCCGGTGTGTAATGGTGAGGGATAATTCCACCTCTTTGCTGCCGTATACAAGAACGGCCTCTAAGCTTATGCGCTTGGTTGTCCCAACCAACTCCGCATCGTTTACGATTATTTCCATGTGTGTGTTAGTAAGTTATTTCTTGAATTTTCTTTACGGCCTCTTGTATAATCTGCTCGTCAGTGCGCTTGTCCATTGCCTTGTATAGCGTGTCTGCACACTGGTCATAAACCCCCCAAATCAGGGGGGCTTTGGCGTTATACATTTTTATCATCGCTCTGTCAGCGCAGAAATTGCGCAAGCCTCGCAGGTCGTGGATTAGGTGTGGGTACATATTATTTTGCGTGAGTTTTGATTGTGCCTTCGATACTTTCCCATGCACGAGATACGGCATACGATTCATCAACATCGCTGAACATGACATCGCTATATGCGTGTCCGTAGTAGCGGTCGAGCCATTGGTGTTGGTCTTGCGGAAGGATTGACTTTGCCCGCTGCACTTCGTAATTGAGCGCTCTGAGTGTGGTGGGGGGATTTGTAGGTAACATAAGCGTAAATTGTTTTGTGTGTATAATCTGCAAAATTGCATTGCTCCGGAAGCGGGAATCGAACCCGCCATATACGCCCTTGCGTTTCCGGAGGTGGGCATCACGCCCTATAACCCATTGAACTCTTTGTTTTCGCCCACCATTCTGCGGAGGTAGTGATTCATGGTGTTGCATAGCACCTCAGCCATATGCACCCATTCAAGTTCAGGCTCAGATTCATGCACGGAGGCAAAGTCGTTATACATGAGGCGGCACACAATATCGCCCGAAGGATTTTTTACAAGGATTTCTCCTTTAAGGAACGGATTTTTTTCGTATGTATACATAAACATTTGGTTTGGTAATCTGCCATATGGCATTGCTCCGGAAGCGGGAATCGAACCCGCCATATACGCCCTTGCGTTTCCGGATGCGCCCTCAGCTAGGGCTTGTATAGAAGTGTGCAAGTGCAATCGCTGCCACCTTGCTGATGTTGCGCCTTATGCCCACCACTTGTATGAGTGCGGGGAGCGACAGGTCTTTACACACCTCGGCAAAGGCCATGCCCTCTGCAAGCTTGTGTATAGGATTGGCGTTGGCAGGAAGCGAGTTCTTGCGTAGGTGTGCCACCACTGCGGGGGTGAGCATGCCGTGTTCTGTGTAGGTCATGTGTATAAACGACAAAGTGTGAAACGAAAGGACAAATGTAATGTGGCGGGAAAACGAAATGCAAATTTTTTTTCGACAAAAGCCGGAAAAAGTTTCGATTTGCTGCTTATTATCTAAGATAAAGGATGCGAAAAAATTTTTTACAATTTTCATTTTGCTCCTTACCTCAGTCTGCATCCCTCTCGTGATACAGCAGGAGCGCAGCCATTGCGCTGTATACGCAAAGGAAGAAGCACTCAGCCACGATATATTCCGGGCTGATATACATCAGGACAAGGGTGAAAAATACGGCTACAACGCACAGAAACGCGAGGCCATTGCGGAGAAAGTTAGGCATGTGTATATAATTTGTGTATAATCTGCGCACCATTACGCATTGCTCCGGAGGCGGGAATCGAACCCGCCTTGTATACGCCCTTGCGCTCCGGATGTGGGGTGTTACCCCATATAGCTGGTATCAAACCCGTTATTGCGTAAGCAATCTAAAATGCATTCGGGAAGAGAAAACACGCCATCGTAATCAACCAACATCTTGTTTTCATCAAACCATAGGCCGCCCTCCGCATACCACTCGCCACCGCCCGTGGCTATGTCATACATTTCAAACCACCCGTAGGAGTTATCCTCCCGCACACCCACCTCCACACGGAGTGTAACCTCCTCATGTTTAAGCGTGCCAAATGAGTTTTCTAATGACAAATGCTCCACCGCTTCGAATATAAATTCCATAACTTTTTTTGGTTTGTGTATAATCTGCAAAATTGCATTGCTCCGGAGGCGGGAATCGAACCCGCTATACAGCACACACACACAAGGCTGTATACGCCAACGCTCCGGATGTGTGGGGCTTAGCGCCCCTCTTCGGTTTCCGTTATCCGGATGATTTCAAGCGGGTGCATGGTGTTTGTATATCCACTGATACTTTGGCCGTTGTATACATCGTTTTTAACTATGCTAATAGTTAAGTGTCTGTTGTTATACCAAAGTTTGTAGTAATATTTTGTGCCAATTAACAGGCCGTGCAATTCACTTGCAAGGGCAAGGCCACGCGACATTCCATGACACGCTGATTCGTGTAGGTGTTGGTATTCAAACAGCAGGGAAATAATTCCTTTGATTGGCTGCTCTTTAAGAGCGCTTGTTGTAAGGCCGACTAATTTAGCTTGTAACATAATTGTATACGAAGTATAAGAGTGAAACAAAAATTAACGGATAACTACGGCTGTGTTGGTTTCATCATGTGTATACAACACGGGGATGGTGTCGCCTACATGATAGGCCGTGTCAATGTGCAGGGCGTATACAACACCCCCTCCCAGAGGGCGCACAATACGCTTGCAATTGTGTGGACGCTTGATTGTGGCAAGCGGGGTGTGTGATTGCTCACATGATGCGAGAGATGCGAGGGCGAGGACGAAAACGATAGCTTTGAACATATATATTTTGGTTTGTATAATCTGCCATATGGCATTGCTCCGGAGAGGGGATTCGAACCCCTATACAGCTATGCTGTATACGCCTTGCTCCGGAGGGCGGAACGGGCTATTGCCCGTCTTCGATAAGTCCCGCTGCTTTGAGCATGTCGGGCAAGTTCCATGTGTTGCGATTTGTCATCGTGATGGGCGAGATGATGATTTCGTCATTCTTGCGCTCCACAGAGGGCGTGTTTGTGTTCAGGAAGTGCTTGTGTGTGTCGTGCCACGCACAGAACCCGCACTCCTCACCGAGGGCTGTGCCAGTCATGCCCATAAGCATGGCGCGGTTCATGGGTGTGCTGAGTGCGCTGACGAGTGTATACGGGTCGAGAGGCTGCCCATAATCGCATACATTGATTTTCCACAAATAATGCCACCGCTTGCCGTTGCCATGAGCATCACCGCCCCACTCAAATATAATGCGAACATTATATTTCGCGAGGGCTGCCGTATACAAGTCGGCAATCATCATATATTTTTCGGTTGCCTCACGAGCATCCACACCTGCTGACATGCCGTGTATAACGCGGATGGTGAGGTTGGACTTTATACATTCTTCGGGCTGAATTGTATAGAAGCACTCAGGCTGACCTTGCATGTATGCATCCACATCGAGAATTTCTCCGCATGTGTCCCGCACAAAATTCATTTCGTGCGAGGGGCTTGCCGGAATATTAAGTTCCGAAGGCTTGTATAATTTCTGCACATCGGGCAATGCCCCACCATAGGTGTTAAGGTGCATCAGCATTGTTTCGGCTGTCTTGTATATGCCTGCACCCACCCAATCGCCCTGCCATGCACGGCGTATGTGTTCGGAAATATTGGGTAGAACATTGCTAATCAGGTCTTTATACGACATTTCTGCGTTTTGCGGCAAGCCCGTAGCGGTGGGCTTGCTTGCGTTGCGGGTGTTAGTGCGCTTTGCCATGTGTGTGTTATATGTGTGAGGAAATTATTTGCGAAGGTTCTGTGGAAGGTTTGCCTCAATCGCACGCTTGTATACAACGCTTGCGTCATATCCGAGGCTGAAAAGCTTCTCAACACGCTGAATATCACGCATCGACATTATCCAACCTGACTTGCCGGCAAGCCTATCGCGCTCAGCCCACACCATTTCACACGCTTGCTTGCTGAAGCGTGCAGCCTCCAGTGTGCGGTCGTATCCTGCGAATATACACACGAGGCGATTTTTGGCCGATGCATCGAGCGGGTTACGGCCTACATACGCCTCCGTAGCGCCATTGCCGAAGGTGTTGGCTGTGGCTATACAGATGAAATCAGGATGCTTTTTCACCATGCCACACGGGAATGCAGCCGTGTCATTTGCGAGACACATGTTTAAGGAACACAGCAAGTTAGGGTTTGCATTGTCGGCTTCATCGAGCATGAAAATCCCGCCCTCGCTATACATGCGGTAGAACTCCGTGGGTATGTATTCACCCGTGATTGGCGACATCATGCCAAATAGCTCACTTTTAAGCGATTGCGAAGAAAACGACATGGCTGCAAACGGCCTGCCAAGCGCCTCCGCCACTTGCTTGCCTATGTGTGATTTGCCTGTGCCTGCGGGGCCGTGTATATACACATGCTCGTTGAGATTCACCCACTCCAACACCTCGGCAAAAGCCTCGTGTGTAGCGCCTACGCTGTGTGAGGTTTCGTCAAGCCTCCGGACGACGATTTCTAAAGCCGAAGGCTTCGGCGCGTGGATGTGTATAAGCTTGCACACCTGCTCGATTTGCTCGTCTGACAAGGTGTTGGAGGGCTGACTTGACACGCCTAACAAGCTTATAGCTTGCTGCATCAAAGTGGCTGCCGTTACGGCTGAATCGGTTGCGGGGACAGCACCTTGTGCCGTGGCCGCTACATGTGTGTTTGACATATGTGTGTGTGTTGGAGATACATTTTCAACGGCCTCTGAAACAGCTACGCTGTTCGCAGGCGCTTTCTTGCGGGCTGCTACGATTGCCTGTGTAAGGGCAACTTTGCCGGATTGCGTTTTGTGGCATGTAATGCCAAGCGCGCTACAAACCTGCCGGAAATCGGCAAATTCGCCGGATAATTTATTATCCGTTGCCCACATTTGGGCTGTTTGAGATTGTGAAGGGACACGGAGCATCCCGATGCGAGTGTTGTGTGTGTTGGACATGTGTTAGTGTGTGTGTTTCGAGGGCTGCCGACTGCCGGAAGCCGCTGCAAATATACGGCGAATCCGGTGCTGAAAGTCAATAGCCATGTAAGAAAATCCGATAAAGTGCAGCATTTTTTGGACGAGGGAAAAAGGTATACATAGTATAAAGGGCGAAAAATCGGCTGGTGGAAATTGAAAAAAAGTGAATGGCATGTAAGGTTATTTCCTCTGATTTTGGCTGTCAGCGGCCTTCGCGCGTGATGTATACGCGACATATACGCGTGATGTATACGCTATACGCACGCGTTGCACGGCCTGTGCAGCGTGTTTCGTGTGGCGTGTGCTGTGCAAACGGGCTGTGTACGGATGCTCAGCGGGTGTTATACGCCACCCAGTATACGGCTAAAGTGTTGATGCTCAGCGGTTTCGGTTTCGGGTTTCCGCTTGCGTATACGCAGGACAGCGTAGCTGTTTCGTGTGCTGTGCTGCGTGGCGGGATTGTATACGGGTACACGGGTGTGGGATTCGCGTTCCGGGCGGCGCGCGCACGCGGGGGCGCTGGGGGGGGAACCCTCATTCCATATATCCATACGCATTTCTGATTCCATACATCCATACGCATTCTTGATAGCACATCCGCCCACATCGCTTCGCCGGTGTTCCGTAGGGGGTACACGGCTTAGGGCATTCACTTTGCGTGTGTAAGACATGCGCGGGGGCGTGTAAGAATCATGTAAGAACCTGCACACTTTTTAGGTATAATTTCATATAGATAGAATAGATAGAGAGGGGTGGTGTAAATAGGTGTTTTATAACAAGTTACGAAGATAGAACTACTCGTGTACGAGTATTTAACGCTCGTGTACGAGTAGGGGGGTATGGTAGACGAGTAGCGAATACTCTTTTGAGTAGTAGTTTTTGGAAAAAGCTGTATATTTGTAGTAAATTTTTAATACAAATGGCTACAAAGAAAAACTTACGGATTTTGTCCTACGAAGGGGACAACGGGGAAAAGAGGTTTCAAACCGAGACGCAGTATTACAGCATTCCTTTTAAGGGGGACGAGTTTTACATGGTGTATTATAAGTATATGGCCCCGTTGTTTCGCATAAAGAGCCTGCACGATGTGAAAGTGTTGTGGCAGCTCACGCAGTATGCGGAGTTTGGGACAGGCATTGTGGTGCTGTCTCCAGAGAGGCGCAAACACATTGCTCATGTTACAGGCATTGGATTGAATAATCTCCCCAAGCATCTCAAGAGTTTGAGCAATCTGGGGCTGATATACGGCAGCAGGAACGATTATGTGCTTAGCCCGGTGGTGTTTTGGCGTGGAAGTAATAAGGACCGCGCAGATTTCTTTGAAACGGACGAGGGGCGCAGGGTGGTGCTGGAGTTTAGGAAGGTGACCGAGGACGGAGAGGAGATGCCGGAGGACAGGAGGACGACATTTTCAGAGGAATAATGTATATTTGTGTATGATGCAGAATTTAAGGCCATATTCCTACGACATGGATGCCATAATGGGCATGAGCAGGGAGCAGCTTGAAAGCGTTATGCGGGCAAATGAACACGAAGTGCTGGAGCTGTATAACGAAAACACACAATTGCGTGAAAAAATCAAGAAGCTGGAGGCAGATGTCCGTGGATTGGTTCTCCAGATGTCGTCCTTGGAACAGGTAAAAATTGAGCATAAAGCCTCTAAAGGGGTGTGGCAGACAATTTCTGTTGCAATGGCTGCAATTGGTGCTATATTTGGGGCAATATTCTTTAATCGGGACAACAAGTAAAAAGTGTTTTTCATGATTATTTTAATAGTGTTTTAGTGTGTAAAACGAATGTCAAACTGGGGGCTTTTTAAGCCCCTATTTTGTTTACATAAAGTAAAAAATATACATTTGCCCAATAAATGTATATATGACAGAAATCGAATGGAGCAAAGACATTGTAATGCCGAAGTATTACATTGTCAAAGTGGCCGGAATGCGGGAAGATGAAGTGGAGATTAAGGGCGAAAACGGAGAGCGTATAACGCTTAAAGTGCCAATCACACGCAATGACCCTGTTAGCGGCCTGACAGAAGAGGGAGTGGTGAGAAACATCCCAAGAGACGGCAATCCAGAGCTGCTTGACAAAAAAATAAAGTTCTGGTTTACAAATACGGAATTCACAATGAAGAGCGGCATCTCCATAAAGGGCCATGTTCTTGTGCCGGAATACGACATTGTGCAGGTGGAGGACGAAATGTACGGCGAATACATCTATTGCAAGCCGATAGAAAAGAGGTATGGCTCGCTATATCTGCCCACAATACAGGAAATAAGCTATGATAGCATGCAGGCTCCCAAGCAGGAGTGGAGCGATGTGTACATTGACAAGGGGATTATTGCCCGAAAGAATAAACACTTCCCCGAAGGAACGGCTGTATTCTGGGGCAATCCAAACAGAGCGCGTCAAAACTGGGAGAACGGATTTCTTTTAAAGGCGAAGTATATTGAGGCGACAGGAGAAGGCGTGCATTATATAGAATATGTAAAAGGAACCTGATATGCCACCGCTCAAGAACATCCCGTTGTATACAAAACCGAAGGGAAGGCCGTGCAGGTATGACTTTTCGCCATTCAAGAACGCAAGCCATATGGCAATTGTTATTGAATGCGCCCCAACGGAGAACATATACAACAGCATCAAAAGCAGTTTTTCCCGATGGAGGAAGCGAAACAATATATCTTCCGGCTTTGTGTTTGACATATACGAGGACAACATAACAATATGGAGGAGGCTCCCAAGAGAAAGCATCACACCCTGACGAATGAATATTTTTTACGAGTGGGGGAAAGCAAATCAGGAAGGCTGCCGTTCTACGGAATCGAGCATTATCTCCTACACGGCTGGCAGTTCTATCCAAACGCACACACAAATGTTGTTGTAAGGTCATGGAAAATCCTAAGAAAGTTCAAGCGAATCCGGGCAAAGGTGAGCGTGCGAACAGCGGAGATGTATGGGAAGAAGGGGGTGATGATATACAGGCGTTCAAAAAGATTTGGAGACGCGTCTTTAATAAACGCATTGGCTGTTACGAAATTTATGTCGCAAACAGTAATTACCTTGTAGCTACGGGCCTGACAGACAAGAGCGATAGCTTCCTTGTTGGCACGATTCCGCTCATGGTAAAACTTTTGCACAGCTTTTGCAAGGGATGTACAAATGGAAAAATAGATGTAGAAACATATGAAGAAGCAAAAAAGCTCATCAAGGAATGGCGAAAACAGCAGCCCGTTAGCACAAGAACCAACCAACGCAAAAAGCAAAGCGGAAAAATGGGTAGAGTTGATTTACAGCAACTCCCTTTCTCCGACAATGAGCTGGAGCAAACGGGTGGAGGAAGTTACGCGGATGCTGAACTATTGCCCTGACGAAATGGAGGTGAGGGATTTAAGCATTGCTTATTTCCGCACAAACAGAAAGTATGAAACATATTGGAGCTTGGTGGTGATGAAGCACAATGTATGCAACAGCCTGCGTGAGGTGGAAGCCTCAGAGGAGGGAGCATCCAATGAAAACACCAGCTATAAAGCCAAGCTTGAAAATGCCATGAAGCTTTCTGCCATTGAGCTTGAAATAGAAAAAAGAGAGGTTGAGTTGTTTAAGGGCAACAATGAAATAAAAGAGGAGCTTCTTCGTGTTGCCGGAAAGGGCAAGTCTAAGTATGACGGCGCGAGCCTTCACGACCAGTTGATAAATGGGAAGGGATATGAATAGCGATAAATGTATTCCCATAGTTGTAGAAGGCAAGCGCAAAAAGCCCAGAAGAAGGCCATCGCCTATGTATAGAAACCGATGGTATCAATTGCAAAGGGGGCAGATTTCAAGGGTGAGTATATATAATTGGAATGCCCGATGTAATACGCCCCCCAAGCAATACATTCACAGGGTGTACAGAGATTTGTACAGAGTGATTGAAACAGACAAAACAGGATTTACGGTGATATGCCTGCAAGAAAGAGAAAGGTGGCCCTCGCGGACGGCATAGTGCTGTATGGCGTTGGCCTGAAATCCGTGGTGAAATACTTTGTCACGCACATCCCTGAGAAGGATGCGTACAAGCTGCAGGTGATAGGAGAGCGCGGCAGGAAAAGCTATTTTACGACAAAGCAAAAGCTATTCCTTGAAGGAGATACGCTGTATAAGCATGGCTATCGAATATATATGCACTCCGCTGCAATAGAAAAAAAATATGTTTCATATCTTGTCAAGCACAATCTGCACAGCAAGCTAAAAAAAATATACAATATAATGGAAAGGATAAACGATTTGAGTGACAGCAAGATGCTTGCCCTTTCCTTGGTTTGCGATGAGATGATACGCGAGGCCGCAAAAATTGACAGACGAATAAAGAAAAGCTATGACGATATCTGAAAACAAATTCATCCGGGACGGGCGGATTGTAGAAACCATATACAACTTAGAGTGTATAAGCCCGCCCATTCCAAAAAATCTTGAAGAGATAGACGGATATGGCAATCCCAAAGCAAAGTTTGAGCGCACCAAGCTCCCGGCATTTATGTTGGAGCGCAGGTATAAGAAAGACGAAAAAGGGAATGACCTGCCTATTGTAGACTGGACTGAGCTGCAAAAGCAATACGCCCTGCGTGAGTTTCAGAAGATATATCAGGACGGGCATTGGTGTTACATTCGTGGCGAGCTGACATGGATTACGCCGTGGATGTATTTCGGCCTCAATTATTGGTTTCCTGCATCAGAAACCTCCACAGGGCATCTGGAGTATCGCGATAGACAGCGGCGCATATTGATGTATATGTGGAATATATTCCAGCATCACAAAGAACTTGGCGTTGTATATCTGAAGGGAAGGCGTGATGGAGCTACGATGTGGATGCACCTGATGGCATTCTGGTTTGTCAGCCGTAGCAACGACCAGTTTGTTGGACTTTCGGCTTCCGACCTCCGTTTGTCAGAGGAGAACTTTGACGAGTTTCTTGCAGACCCACTAAAGAGGTTGCCAGATTGGCTTTTGCCTTTGTATACGCTGAACAAAACCGACCTTACGCTCCGCAAAAAGGAGGCGATGGTGGGGGCAGTAAGTACATTGGAGGCTGGGAAGGGAGGCCGCGTCAGGCTACGCGCTCTTACGCGCAGGGGCTTTGACGGAAAGCGCGTAAACTTCCTGTTCCCCGATGAATCTGGTAAGTGGACAAGTGTTAATGTGTGGAACTGGTGGTTAAAGCAGCAGCGCACGCTAATGTCAAAGGGAAAGCGTATAGGCTTCTCTGTATTCCCCACAACAACAGAAGAGATTGAAGAGGGAGGAAAAGAGTTTAAAAAGCTTTGGGACAACAGCGATAACGCAACAAAAAAGGAGGGAAAGTATCCTACGACATTTTCTAAACTCCGGCAGTTGTTCATCCCGGCATACGATGGATTGCCGGGCTGGGTGGGTCCGTACGGAGAATCCATTATAGACTATCCGGATGACGAGCAGTGGGAGTGGATGAAGCTGGAGAATCCACGAGATGCGGAACGCATAGGAGCGCGGGAGTATCTGGAGCGCGAAGCTAATCAGTGTCTTGAAACGGGAGACGAGCAGGCGTATTGGGAAATCAAACGCCAAAACCCGTTTACGCCAAGCGAGGCATTCAGCAGTTTGAACCAGAACTGCCCGTTTGATACAACAATCCTGCAGAACCTGAAGATGATGGCCGACACACCAGAGGTGCAGGGGCTTATACGAAAGGGGTATTTCTATTGGCTGGACATCAAAACAAAAACCCAAGTGGCGTGGCGTGATGACAAAAACGGTCCAATAGAGCGAACATGGGAGCCGCAGCCTGAAACCATAAACAAAGTAAAGTTTATACGCGGCATAAAGCACCCAGTGAACAACAAAGTGGGCGTAATAGGCGTAGACCCGTACAATAAAGCAAACATCAAGAGCAAGGGGTCAAAGATGGCGGTGCATGGCAAGCTATTCTTCAACTACGACTACGAGCAGCTTAACCAGACGCACCGGGACAAGTATAAAGTGGATATGGCGGGCTATTGGCCTACACCAAGCATCTTTTTTCGGTATGTATACAGAAGCACGGACATGACATATGACCTCGACCAGCTTCTTATGGCTGCCCATTATTATTCAATGCCAATAGCAATTGAAAATAACACAGCAGAAAACCTTAAAAACCATTTTATACAAAGGGGCATGAGCGGGTATCTGCTTACGGAGGCAGAGATAATGAATATAGAGAACCCCAACAATAGCGAGCTGGAGACGATTGGTATATTCACGGGCGTTGATAGCGGAGGGAATGATGTGCCAAGACTGGGAAGCAGCTATCACAATGACTTTTTGCGAGGCACTGGTATATATCTAAAGGAGTTCTCGTATAATATATGGGAACAGCCAAGAAGGTATCCATTTTTGGAAAGTATACAAGATAACATGAACTTCAATATAGCTGACAGAACGCAGTACGATAGCACTATGAGCCAGCTAATTATGAGTATAGCTGAGTTCAATATGAACGACTACGGCAACCCGTTAAAATATGTTGAATCTCAAAAGAGCAGGGTGAGAAGATTCTTCCCGCGAGGATTTATTGTTCGGAAATTTGCGCATCCATATTAAAAATATCAGGTCGAGCCTTTCTAAGAACGGTTTCAATACCGTCCAGAAGGCGTTCTACATCGCTCTTTTTGGGAGCTGGTGATGGCCTTTTGTTTTGTTGTGATGGTTTATAGTGGTATACAAAATGTATAGCCATATCGGACTGCAGCGAAGTGTTGTAATAGTGTACCATAGGCGGCGAAAGTAAACAAAAAACATCTCTTTTTATAATGGGAAAAGTTGTGTTAATTTGTAATTGATTCTGCAGGCGTTATGTTGCCAAGATTAATATCCACAATTTTCACATATTTGAACGCTGGCGGTTATTACAAAACGGCCACAGAGATTCAAAACGCCATTAATACAGCGCAGACACAGCTATACAAAAAGCTTCGTGGCAACTTGTCTGAATACGGGCCATCCAGACCAAAGGCTCAAATAAATTTTCAGGAAACTAATACAACGGCTGATGCTTTAAGCGAACTGTATAGGGTGTATTATCTTCCTTATAATGGCAGTGGAGTTGTTTCGGTGTCTTCTACAGACAATCGCATGGTGGATGTTGTTCAGATTATTGAAATTTGTTATGATTCAAAAAAGGTGTTCTATCCGGTGAACATAGTGCCTGATAATCAATATCTTTTAATGAAGGGCAACGAGGTGTTATATCCGCAGAATGGCGCAGAAATAAAAAGACCTCTTGGAAGAATGGCTGGATTCCTTGAGTTTGAAATATTCCCAAGTGTATATTTTGCTGCTCAGGCACGCGTTCTTACGCTTCCAACAAATGTTGAGTTTCAGCTTATAGATAATGATGTAGACCCTATCCCAGAGCTTGCACCGGGATATATAGATACAGATTTTACGGAAGAGAAGTTTAACAACCTTTTGTTTTTGACGCTTAATAGCTTAGGCTTTAATATAAGCAACGGGCTTTTGGTACAAGGAACAGCTCAAAAAGAGTTTAAAGAACTATGACCGCCGGATATTTAGCAGACCAACTGATATTAATGTTCACTGGTGGGCGACCCACCGTAGAGGGCATTTACAAAGAAGAGGTGGAAGCCCTTGTGCGCGAGGCGTTGGCCGCTGTTGCGGTGGAGGACTATTATGCACATTACAAGCAGGAGAATCAAAGCACCACAATCAATGGCGCTTGGCAAACCACTCTTCCATTAACGCTAACATTTAGTCCGGTGTACGGATATTATACGGCAGATTTGCCAAAAGATTTTATCGTGCTGCCTAAAAATAAAGGCGTGGTGTCTATTATGGCAGAGGGCAAAAGACTGGACCAGATTGAGTGGGAGCGGTATCCAGCTTTAAAAAGCGGGACTTTGCTGTATTTTGCAGGAAAATATTTTTATGCTGTAGTAGCTGGCAAGATTGTCATCCTGCCTGCATGCAACGAGAAGGTGAAGTTTACGCAAATTCTTGCTACGCTTGCGCTGTCAAATGATGCAACGATTACAGACGCACAAGCCTTCTTAGTGTTTGCCAAAGTGATGCCAATCATGCAGATGCGCTATCGGATTAAGCCGGATATGGTGACAAACGAAAACCCAGACTTTAATACATAATGGCAAACATATTACAAAATGCTGATGAGCTTGCCGATGTAGCAATGCTTGAGTTGGGGGTTCCAACATATGAAAGCACAAAGTTTAAATCATTTGCTTTAGACTTTATACGGATGCTTCGTATAGATGGAAAAACAGGAATAGCCAACGAGCAAAAAACTGTTTATTACGATTTCTCCCAGACGGGGTACAAAACCGTTGCGCTTCCAAATGACTTTGTTGAGTTCATCACCGTAGGGACGCAGCTTGGCCGTTATATAAAAGCTCTTGCAATAAACGCCCACCTTACAGACCATAAAATAAAACCCCAAACCGGATTGCTTACAAGAAGCGATAACATGATTTGGTATTGGGGTAATCTCTGGGGGCTGGGTACAAGCTTGTGGGGTCCGATGGGGCAGGTGCAAGCATATGGTAATGGGGGCGACTATGGCGACTTTAATATAGACTGGGAGAATAGAAAGCTTATTCTTAGTCCTACATTTGGCTATACAAACATTGTTCTCAAGTATATGAGCAATTGTCTGGAGCCGGGCAGCGAATCCTGCATTCACCCATATTTCATTGCCGCGTTTAAAGAATATATCAAAATGAAATATTTTGAGAACAGGGGCGACCAGAGATTTCTTATACATAAGGCAAATTATGTCGAAGAATATCGGTATGCGTGGCGGAAGAAAAACCGCAAAAAGACGCAGGATATTGTTAAGATTATTGACAGAACCAGAGGATATAGGAACGCGTATTTCTAATATATATGGCAGAAGATTTATCAGCATTAGAACTTGTCCCAAGGGGTGTAGAAGGAACCGGAAAAGCTGTAGTTCTTGGGAATGAGCCTGTAGTACAGAGCTTAGCCAGATTATCCAGCAGAATGGATAATCTACAAAGGCTCAAGCTATATGCGGACGCAAAAAGGGCGCAGGCAAAACAAAAGGAAGTAAAACAAGAATACGACAAAACTCCGTTCCCAGTTGGAGCAATTGAGGGCGGCGTGCTTGGCGGGTGGAATACAGCCGAAACAGAAAAAACGCTAAATAATTTATTGCAGCAGTTTCAATCAAAAAACCCAACAGAAAAACAACCAATTATAACAAAGTTTGGACTTGAGCAGGCAAAGCAGAATTCGTATGTAAAAAATGTAAATGCTGCACTTCCAAAAGTTCAGGACGATATATACAAACTTGGATATAACACCGGGACAACCGAGTTGGCTAATGCGGAAAAAGCATATCTGCAAAGCATGGATGTTGCGGCTAATCAATATGCACGAGAAAATAATATTACTGACCCTGATGAGATACGGAAACTAAGAAACAATTTAGTTGTTCAAAACAACTTTGTTGATTTCTATGCTAACAGGGTAAAAACAAATCCAGAAAACATCGACCTAAATCGTTTTGGCAAACGCATATACGATGTGCTTGGAGAAACAAGCAGGCAGGTGATTATGCCGGATGGAACAGGGATGTCGATTAACAGAAATAATCTGCTCACGGAAAAAGGCAATTTAGATACAGAAAAATTAAAGCTTGCAATCAATGCAGATAGCGAGGATAGCCGCATGTTCAATTTGGCTACTACGCAGTATTTAAAATCAGCAGCTAATACAACAGGAGATAAAAAAGCTGCTGATGCTGTAAAGGCATTGTTTGACAACAATTTTGATTTAAATAAACTAAGCACAGACGAGCAAAACCTTATATCAAATAAGGTGATGCCAGCAGCGCAAAACGCTGTATTGCAAAGGATGTTTGCAGGAAAGGGCAAATTTGAAACAAAGAGCGACCTGCTGTCTACAAAACAAAGGGAGTTTGACATTGAATTAGGCAAGGCAAAGGCTGGAGAAACTTCCTCATATGGACCTATGACTGTTACGGTGACAACAAAAGCCGTTACGCAAGGACCAAGTGGGCCTGTTGTTCAAAAAGATGCAAGCGGTAGAGATGTCGTGCTTGAGCTTCCAAACATTAATCTTGGAAATGTTCAAACAAAAACGCTCACCGGGTCAAACAAGTTTAGGTTTAACACAGGAAGTCGAATGTATTTCACAGGAGCAGTGTCCGATAAAAACAAAGCATTGCTTGGTAAGCCATCGCCAACGGGAAGCTATTTGTCGTTCCAGCCGTTTGAAACCTCAAATGCATCTGTAATAGAAAACGATGTATACGCAACGCAGGCCAATCCGGAATTTAAAGCAACATCAGGGAAAGTGTTTAATCTTCCAAAGGGAACAATTGTAAATGCGGGTACATATGGTGCTAAGCCCATAGGAAGAAGATTAGCCCTTATTGACGCAGATGATTATATAAAAACCCTTAACGAAAGAGACCAAGAAAAAATCCGTAAAAGCGGCGAAGATTTCAAGGGTGTAAAAATTATTATTAGCACAGATGACAATCCGCAATTCCTTTCTAAGTTTGACGGACAGTATTCCACTCCAAAAAAAACCCAAGCAAATAGAAGTATTACGCGTTTAAAAAATATAAAGTGATATGGCCGAAAAAGTCGAAGAACAGGTGGTAGCACAAAGCGAGGGGGATGGCAAAAAAGTCGCCCCTAAGTCCAATGAGCAAATTGGGGAGGAGAATCGTATAGGGTTGTATAATGAAATCCTTAAATTAAAAGAACCCGGCTTTAGTGATGAGTATAAAAAGATAGGCTATAAGAAGTTTAATAGCTTGCTACAAAACGACAGGCAGTTCCAATCCGATTTGCTTGCCGACCTTAACGACCGTGGATTTAATATCAATCCGGAAAACTTTACAGCAGCATATACAAAACAAGCTCCTGTAGCTGTATACGATTTTAGCAAAACCCAAGAAGCAACGCCCGCGCCGGAAGTAACCAAAGAAGACGAAGGCTTTTTTGGCACTGTTAAAAACATGGCAAAATGGGCATACAATTACGGAAAGGACTTTTATAAAACAGTAAAAAGAGACATATACACAGGACAGGCGCAAAGCGGGGCGCAGGTTGAGGATTTTCTCGCGGGCAAGGTTGATACCGACAATCTTGCCCATTATCTTAAAAAGGCACACGAAGTCGGTAATATTCAAATTGAAGCAGAATACGCAAAAGACGAAGGCGCATTAAAAGATGCCGGAGACTTTATTGCAATGCTTGGCCCCGCAATAGTTGGGTCGTTTTCAAGCATGGCTGCAGCAGGATGGAAAAAAATGGCTGGAATTACAGCGGCTGGAGCTGGAGCCGGAGCAGCATATGGAGCCACAGCTGGAGCGGCAGCGGGTGGTGTTGGCGCTGCCCCCGGTGCATTAGCCGGGGCAATAACGGGAGCGGGTCGTGGCGCTCAAACAGCAATGGTGCAACAAGGATATAACCTTGAATTTGTTGGAAGCGTTATAGATGAGCTAACCGAAAAAGGAGCAATCAATCCAGATGCGGATGAAAAAACGCTGAAAAAACAATTAGATGCTGCGTTTGCAAATAAGGAATTGATGAAGCCCATATACGAGAAGGCCAACACAAGGGCTGGAATAATTATGGGCGTTGATGTTCTTGCGTCAGGTATTGGCGGCAAGGTGGTGGGAACCCTTCGCAGAGCAGCCATGTCAAAACCAGTTGCCAGAACAACTATTGGGCGTGTTCTACAGCAGTCTGCACAAGCGGCAGCTCAATCAGCTCCTGCACGGGTGGCTGTTAAAATGGCTGAACGCGCAGCGGATGTGGGCGCAAAGTTTGCTAAAACAAAAGTGGGCAAGTCTGTTGATGCGTTAGATGTTTTGGATATAGCATCTGGTGCTGGAGGGGAAGCATTAGCTCAGCTTAAAACTGAAGGCAAAATAGATTGGAAAGAGGTGGCTCTGGAAGGGGGCGCAGAGGGTAGCTATATAAAAGCATTGCGTGCGCTTGGAGACATTGGAAATAGGAAACAAGAGTTATTAGGATTGCCACAAGCACGCACGCCAGAGGCGCTTCCAAGCGGTCCAGACAAGGAGTTTGGCCCAGTAACGCAAGAAGAGTTTGATGCGTATAGAAAAGGCAATATAACTCCTGAGCGAGCTGCTGGTATAACAACAGATGTTGATATAGCCATTGAAGACCCTTCGCACTTAGAAAAGCTTAAAACAGAAAATCCGTTATATGCAGAGATGGTGACAGATGCTTTTAACAAGCATATTGTCGCTGTAGAAAATCAAAAGCTATATAATGTAGCCCTTGACGATGTAGCAGAGCTTCATGGCAAAACTGCAGAAGATGTAAAGGCTGCAATCACACCAAATACGCCTACATTCAATCAAAAGATTGCAGACGATTTTAGAAATAGTTTTAGTGTCCTACAAAAACAATACAGAGAGAAAGCGCAAAATGATAGTGAAAACGCAGCAGGGGTATCAGGTGAAGGCGGAATCGGGACGAAACCTGAGCAAGCCCAATCTCAGCAAGGAGCAGGCCAAGAAGCGGCTGGCGATGGTGGAATATTTCAAGAGGCGGAAGGGGAAGCAAGGTTAGCTGAAATAGACGAGCTGCTTGCCGATGATGACGCATTTTTTGCAGAAAACAACGATAGGCTTCTTAGCCCGGAAGAGCGAGCAGACCTTGTAAAAGAAAGGGAAAGCATAGCCGGACCACAAGCGGCTGCACCTACGGGCCTTTCTACGGGAGCAACGCCAGCGGCAGCTCCGGCAGAAGTTGTGACAGGTGCTACCCCAGCAAAGGGGGGCGCAGTAGCTTCGGCAACTCCCGTGCAACAAGCTGCTTCGTCCGCTGCTCCAGTAACTTCTGTTCCAACAGCAGGGGTAAAAAAAGAGGTAAAGGTTGATGAAAACGAAAGAAACGAATATGGGCAGCTTATTAATTTGCCAAAAATTGAAAAATCAGGACAAGTCGAAACCGCTTCTCTTAATATTGAAAAAGGAGTTTTTACATCAAACAAATCATATGTTCCTTCATCATACGATGTTATAAAACTTGAAATTTCAAAGGATGGGAAAACGGCTTTGTTTACGGTAGACACCTCAATGAAGCGTGGCATAGGTGACCTTCAAACAAATTTAGGAGGACTTAATCCTTTTGTATCGTATAGAAAAGTTGGTGGTGATGTATTTGGAATAGAAAATGTAGAACCCGGAGTAGCCGAAAAACAACAAGATGGTTCTTGGAAGGTGATTCGTAAGGGTGCTGTAAATATCACTGGAAGAAAAAATGTTACAGAAAAAAACAGAGAAGGAGAGGCGGAATCTCCTTGGACCCCTGAACTATTAGCAAAAAGGTATAAACCGCAAGCCGTTGCTGCTCCTACAGAGGAAACAAAAGAAACTGAGGCCGTATCAGAAACCGCAGCTCCAACCCCAGAGCAAAGAGCTGAATATGGACTTGAGCCATTGCGTCCAACTTATAGAGGTGCTTCTATGGCAGAATGGCAAGAAGTGCAGGGGGGTAAGAAGTTTAGCAGCAAAGAGGGGTTTGGCGATAACGAGGCGAATGTAACATGGGTTACAGACAATAAGGAATATAGCCAACAGCAATTGGAGAAAAACGATGATGGCGTATTAATCGAGTTCAAGCCAGAAGCTATTGATAAAAGTAGTGTTGAAAGCGGTCAGCAAGGGGATGAAACCGGAGTGAGGCTTGGAAGAGACTTGGATATAAACGATGTTTTGCGTGTCACCGATAAAAACGGAAATGTTATATACGAAGCTACGGCAGCAGTAGAAACCGCAGCTCCAACCGAAACGGGGACAAAGCCATCAAAAAAGGCAAAGCCAACTCCAGCAAAACCTGCCGCAGGGCCATCTACAGAAGCCGCAGCAAAGCCCGCTGCAAAAGAAATTAAAGCAGCCGATGTAGAAGTGCGGAAGGGTAAGACACATGCCACAGATGGCGTATACGAAGCCGTATACAAAAACAAAGTGATTGGCAAGCTGCGCTTCAATAAAGAAAAGAAAGTGTGGGAGGATTTGTCCGGAGACGAGTTTGCTGCTAAGAAAGATGCGGTGGGCAAGTTTGTGCTTCAGTATAACATGAAGCAGGAAGGGAAAGAAACGCCTACAACAAAAAAGCCTGCAGTGAAAAAAGAAAAAGCAGGCGCAGTTAAAGAAGAGGAAATCCCAGTGGTGGAGGCTGAGGTGGTGGAGGAAGAAACTACACCAGAAGGGGAAACGAAAGAAGGGCTTGGTGTAATTCCTACATTGGTTAAAAGTGATTACGACAGAAGTGGGGACCTCACCGATGCTGGGTTTGAAAAAGCTACACGAATCCTAAAAGGCATAATTGATAAAGTAGCTGCAAAAGCTGGATTGCCACCTAAGAGAATTTACGAGGCATTTGATATGACCTCAGATGGCAAGAAATACATCAGCATGGAAAAAGGAATCAGAGAGGTTCAGGTAACAAATTTCAAGGATGTAGTAACAGCCGTTAAACGGATAGCATTTGATGCATTCCCCGGCAAGGAGGATGAACTTAACGAGCAAATCAATAAACATGTAGACGAGTTTTATGATGCGCATTTAGAGGGCAGAGACTTTGAAAGAAATCCCGCGCTGAATAAAGTGTTAAGGGTTATAAATGATATAAATGATATATGGGCCGGAACGGTAGCAAAAGCAGAAGCGCTGGTTGCAAAAGGGAAGCCAGAAACAAAACCAGAAGCCAAAGGCGAAGCAAAACCCACTGGTAAAGTAGAATCAAAACCTGAACCAACCCGAATTACAACTACCGAAAAGAAAACAAATCCGTCATTTGAATCAATGATAGATTTTGAAACGGATGGGGGTGTACTTGAAATAGGCAAAAGGCCAAATGCCATCAGGTATTCTATTTTAAATCTTAAAGTAGACGAGGATAAAAGAAGGCAAGGCATAGCAACAAGATTGTTAAAAGAAGCATTAGACAGAACAAATGGTCAATTATCCGGCATGGCTGGTAATGACGGGTCTGTTGAAATGAATTATAAACTTGGAATGCGAGCTGTTGATGCTAACGGCAACTATCTTACATTACAAGAAACAAAAATTGCAAGAGCAAACAGTGCTGGTGAATCAATTTTGATGATGTTACCGGAGGACAAAAGGGGAATTGATTACAAGCCTTTTGCAAAACAAAAAACCAAAACGGCCGCAAAAACAGCAGAAACAAAGCCAGCAGAAACTGCCGCTCCTGCAAAAGTTCCATCGTTCTCCGAGTTTGATGCCATATCCGCAGACCGTAGTAAAATGAAAGAGGCTAAGGCGGCATTTATTGAAAAGCACGGGCAACTTGCATATGATGCTATGAAAGAAATATCTGCTAACTTTACGAAAATTACCAAAGCCCTTCAGGCAAAAGAAATTCTTACTAAAAAGTGTTAAGCATGAATCTTAAATCTCTTCTTTCCTCACATGATATGGAGCTGTTAAACGAGGCGGCTCAACACGAATTATATGCAAGCAACTATTATAAATATGTTGCCGCTTGCATGCAGAGGGCGGGTTTATTCGGCGCACAGAAGTTTTTTGAAAAAGAATCTGGAGACGAGATTGAACACTATTATCTCCTGCGGGATTTTGTCAATGATATGGGGGCTGAGATAGAAACTCCAGCCATTGACGAGCCAAAGCCTCTTAAAGAAGATGATTGCCTGAAGTGCGTTCTGGAGGCGGCATACCAACTGGAGTTGGAGCTATACGAATTCTATTCAAAATTTTATACCACAGCAAAAGCCCCGGCAATACAGGTGGCGCTTATTGAGTTTGTCAATATACAGCGCAAGTCTGTTGGGGAATATGGCGACCTTCTTGCAAGGTTTGCTAAGGCTTCGGATATATTGATTTTTGATAAAGAACTCGGAAAGCTTGCGAAATGAAAGATTGTTTATACACCCCCAAAAACTCAAAGAAGGACTACAGCTACGATGAGTTCCGCGCATATTTATTAAGGAATCATTCGTGGTGGAGCGATGTGGCAAAAGACCTTGCGCCATCTGTATTGTCGTATAAACAAGCGACAGCAGCTTCTGTATCTGCCGCCCCTACAACAGAGGGTAAACCAACGGCCACGCCCACATCAACTCAAACAGCTAAAAATAAGGTGGTGCTTTCTAAGACCACCCAAAGGATTAAGGCTGGGTTTGATGCGATTACAAAGGCAATGGGATTAAAGCCAAAGGTGGAGTTCTTATCTGCTGAGCAAGCAAAACAAATGCTTGCAACAAGGAACGACCTGAACAAACTAATTGCCGGATATAAAATGACACGGCAGGATTTGCAGGCCGCTATAAAGTTTGGTATTGCAAATGAATTAGAGCAGAAGGGATATTCCGCTTCAGATATTAAGTTGCAAACCGGGTGGGAGCGTGGAGCGGACGGAGACTGGAGGTTTGAAATTGGCGATGCAAAAATTAAAAAATCAGCATTTCAAAATATTATTGAGAACAACGAATGGATGTTCGACAATTTAGAAATGGCCGAGCAAAATCCCGAAATGTTTGAAACAACTTTTAGGCTTGGGGATTTAATAGGGGCAAATAGCGAGATTTTTAAAAAATATCCCGAAGCAAAACAACTAACGGTAGTTGTTCATCCGCTTTCTGGAGATGATGGCGGAACAGAATATGGCGATTATATACATTCAAAAAAACTCATTAACATTTATTTAAGAGGAATGGATATAGGGGATATTACTGTAGATGATATAGAATCATCCCTAAACCACGAACTTCAACATTTTATACAAAGGCAGGAGGGATTTTCCGCGGGCAGTACGCCATCAGCATTTGAATTTGATACGCCAGTTGGTGAATCAACAAAAGATTGGGCGTGGAAGCTATATCAACATTTAGCAGGAGAAACGGAGGCAAGAAATGTTCAAAAAAGAAGGGGGATGTCTGCTGCTCAAAAGCTTGCATCATTGCTTGAGGAAACGGAAGATGTGCCACGAATCAATCAAATAAAAGGTATTAAACCAGTTGGATTATTATGGACAGAAGGTGTTGATTTTACAATTGGTCCGAATGGTGAAATTATTTCTGGTGCAAGCGAAGAGTGGGAGAGTTTTAAACAGGGCTTTAACTGGAAAGAATTTGATAGTGATTATACGGACTACGAATATTTAAAATCTCCAGATGGCAGAGTTCTTGGTTTTGTTGCAAAAACACCTGAAGGCGGCTATCAAATATATATAGACCCAACAGCAGTGGGGTCCGAAACTCCTATACATGAAATCGCTGGACATATATTCCTGCCTCTTATAAAAGAGGTGGCTCCGGAAGTATACAATCGAGGAGTGGAGCTTGTAAAAGGAAGTGAATACGAAAAGCGTTTGAAGGGGCTTGGGTATGCGTTTAAAACCAAAGAAGAAACATATGCCGAGGCATTGGCGCAAGCAGTGGGTGATAGGGGCGCAAAGCTTACAGCGTCCTTAAAAGATAAGTTTTTGGAATGGCTTAAAACCATGTGGCAAAAGGTGGGTGATATTTTAAAGATTAATATCACTCCAGAAAAGCTACAAAGCATGAAGCTTGGGGAGTTTGCTGATTTCATTGCTGGCAGTATTGTATACGGGCAAGAGTTGTCTGAGATGGAGGCATCGCCTATGGTGGCTCCTCCCGGAAACACCTTGTTTACGCCAGAGCAGGCAGATGCGTTAATCGAGCAAAACATTAACACGGCCTACGAAACAGTAATCACTACAAATCCAAAGATGGCAACACTGGGCCGGGATGCATATAGAATGCAAGCAGCCAAGAAAATTGCCGACAACTACAACAACATTATCGCTGCTATCAAGCAGGATGTTAAAGCCTACCTGACCAAAGGAGGAAGTGGTATACAGAAGTATACTGGAGCTGCTGCCGAGTTCATTAAGACAATTGCCACTGAAGTGAAAAAAGCTGCAATTATTGCAGCAATTGCTATAAGCGGAATTGTTGGAACAATGAAGGCAATGGACACCAATGCGTTTGTTGCTGCAGCTAATTCTATAAAAACGGAACTTGTAAACAGTGGAATTCTATCTCCGGCTGTTGCAAAGGAAAGTGCTACGCAAATCAAAAATGAAATAGCAAAAGCGTTTGAGGGAGCAACAGATGGCAAATCGAACAAGCCCTCTGCTCCTCCAATCGAAGCAATTGTATTTGCTGCAGCAATTCCTATTGCTACCAGAAAACGCGTATATGCAGCTATAAAGGGCATGAACTTAGCAGATGCTAAGGAGGCCGCAACAAATGTGATGCAGCAGGATGGCGTATCTCAGGAAGATATTAATGCTGTAAACGCACAAATTGATGAGCGGTATGGCGCTGTAAGCGATGCACAATTACTTGCTAATCACATAGAGAAGCTGCGTGCTGCGCAAAAACTTACGGCTGCTCAGGCAAAATCTTTAATGCATCATTTCAGAAACTTTCTGAATAGCGAAGAGGATTTGCAAGAAGCAATGGAGTTTGTTGATAGGCTTTCCGAGCAAAAGAACTTAATGGAAAAGCTTGCAAAAGCTAAGGTTGCCTTCCGCAAACTAAAGAGTATACGCAATAGTAAAAAGCTCACCATATACGACAAGCAACTTGCTGGGAAGCTGGCAACACCAAAATACTATCTTCTGTCTGAAGAGGAAATGGATAAGGTGATTGCAATGGCAAATGACTTCTATGATAGTCGCCTATCCAGCAAAGCGGGCAGGTATACAGCAGAGGAGATGATAAACTTCTTTGACGAGGTTGGAGCAAAAAGACCAAAAAGAACCCGCCGCACCACTGGAAGCAGGAGGGCCACCACTGTGGCTATGCTCCAGTTTTCTGTTGAACAAGCATTGGCGGATTTTGCACGCAGGTTGCCGCTTGCCGCCGAGTTGTCCCGCATGGACCTGTCTGTACTTGGCAAAGACAAAGACACCTTGCAGCGCATATTAAACTCGCTCAAAGCGTTTGATGAAACAGGAATCGTATACGACCTCGGCAACATTGTAGAAACAGTGAGGGCATTAAACGATGCTAAGAAGCTGCGGCAATCCCCTATAATTGCAAAACTTCAAAGACTTGCTGCCGGAGGAATATCTACAAAGCTGCAGTTTCAAGGAATGAATGCGGCAGATGTTCGCCGTATATTGTTTGGCGGATGGGATAGAAAGGCCGCCGCAACAACCGCAGACAACAATCGTCAAAGGCTTGAAATAGATGTTAAGTTTGACAAGCTTGATATAAATCTGGAGGACAGGTTTGTGCTTGGCGCATACGCATTCTTTAAAGAGCTAAGCGGCAACCAGTCTGCCAGTTTAAAAGCAGATGTGCTTGCAGACCAGATGAATGATTTGCAGTCGCGCATAGAAAATGCGGCCCTTTACGGCAGCGATAGCGAATCCGTAAACATGTATCGCCACTACTATACAGGAGCAACACAAGCTCTTGTAAAACTCGGCGTAATTAGCAGAGTGGGGGACAAGTGGAAAGGTAATGAGGATTTTAATATAGAGGCAAATGTCAGCGATAAAGTGAAGCAGGCATGGGAGTATAGCAGAGAGATTCTTCAAAGCAAATTCCCAGAATATGCTGCTGCTATGCAATCGTATCATGGCCGGAGCTTTGACGAAATTGAATCCTACTGGCCCAGAACATTTATCCGTACAGCGGAGCGTTCATCAGAATTGGAAGATGTATCTACCCAGCTACCGGAAATGGGCAATCTTGGAGGAGAGGGAGTTGGGCAAAGCAAAGAGATTGCAAATAGAAACCGTGGCCGCAGCCTGATGCCAAGAATGGGAGGTTTCTATGTGCTGGATGGATACGAGACGCTTGTAAATGGTTTGTGGGACATAAACGCTACGGCTAACATGTCTGCCGAATACGCATATACAAATGCGTTGGTAAACAAAACCACGCTGGTAGAAAATCAAGAAACAAACACTGCGCTCAAAAAGTATATGGTGAGCAGTATACGCGGTATACTGAAAGACCCGCTGCTGTTTGTTGATACCCGGAATGATTGGCAGAAGGCTACAAGCATTTTAATGAATGCAGCCACCACAACAATCCTGAATAACTTTACGCAATTGGCTAAGCAGCCAATGGCAATCACACAGGGGTTTGTAACCAATCCTAAATCCTCTTGGCAGGCCATAAAGCTGTTAGCAATGGCTATAAAAAATCCTGAGCTTCAAACGGCGTTAAATAAATTCTTTAACAACACAAGCGAGCCGTATACAAGCCAGCTTGCGCACATTGAGCTTGAGACGGCATATCAGGTGCAGCCTAATAAGTATGTGCGCACGGTGAATAACGCATTGGATTTTCTTCGCCCGCAAACGCTTATAGCGGCCAACCGTTTTACGCAGCGTGTGCTATTGCTTAGTGAATACTTAGCAGAGCGTGGGTATTCAAATGATGGCATGAAAATACTGCAGGATGCCGCAAATGGATTTGATGCCACGGCTCTTGCTGCGGCAGAAAACAATGCAGAAGCAGCTAACAGCACAGCCAACAGACACTTCCTTCCAATGGAGTTAAAGGAGGCCAAGCAAATGAAGAAGTTCCTTTACTTTTTAGGGACATACACATTCGTTGCCGTGAACGAGTTTTTCAATAATGTAAACATTATTGTAAGCCCCGGATATACGGCATATCAAAAACGCGTAGCATGGACGCAGGCGGGAGGATTTGTCCTGCAACAAATCATGTTCCAGATTGTTTCAAAATCTATATACGAAGGCATCCGCGAAATGGGTAGGGACTTGGATTGGCTGGAAGAGGAAGACCCAGAAGCAAAGAAAGAACGGCGTGAAAAGTATTGGTATCAAACTCCAGCGCAAGTGTTTATGGATATAGCTACCGGATGGCTTCCATCTGTGTATAGCGACAGTATAAAGCTAAGCACAAACTGGTTTGTAGAATACATGCAGGATAAGTTTGCTGAGACGGAAGAGGATGCCAAAAAGAAAGTGGAACTTATATTTAAGCGGGCAGACCAACTACCGGGACCAATAGGTGTGGTAGTGCCTATGCTTGAAAATGTTTGGAAAGCTGCAGAATCAAAAGATGCAGAATACTTGGCGTATACAATGGGTATGGCGGCCTCTATGGCTCTGCAGTTGGGTGATGCGTATTACATCCTAAAACTGAAGTCGCAGGCTGTAAAGGGGCTGCTATCCGCAGAGGGTAATGAGGATGTGTTTAAAGCTATGCGTCACACGAATCCATCACAATACAAATCGTATGTAGACGAGGTGAGGCGTGCTGGAGTTCCGGATGAAGTGTTGCACTATATGGCATGGAAGGAAGGCGAGAGTGGATATTATGTTCCTGCCAAAAACGCGGCAAGATTTTACAAGCTATTCCAGCAAAACTATAACGAAGAGTATAGCTATTTAAAAGGCAATAGCGAGGGCATGTCTGACACAAAAATTAAACAGAGTGCCAGAAACGCTGCTGCCGCATCTACGCAATACGAATTCGACCCAGTTGAAATTGATTTAACAGAAATCCTCAAAAGCAAAAAATGATACACAGAATCAATAGTGTAGCCCCGGATGTGGACGACCGGGTGATTAAGCCTAATCAAGCACGCAGTGTTAAAAACCTGCGTTTTGGGTCGTCTGATGATGATAGCAATTTAAGTGGTGGCATACTGGTAAACGGGATAGAAGAAAAGACTGTAGCAAATCAGGCAATTAATCCATATGCCGCAGAGGGGTTTTCTGGAGCCGATAGTAAACCAAAAGCACTTGGCTATTTTATTGATTATGAGGGAGGCAAAATATATGTAGCAATATATCGCGAAAGCCCCGTTGCTGGTCAATATGATAATCGCCACCAGATTGTGCAGATAGATATTAAAACAGACGCTGCTACGCCAGTGGTTGTAGGACAGTGGCTGAACTTCCAAAAAGATTCATCTGTATCAATTGCGTATATAGACGGTAAAATCTACTGGACGGATAATATTAACGAGCCGCGAATGGTGAATGTAAATAAAGCCATAGCGACATACACTAATACAACCAGTAATCCACTGGATATGGGCCAAAAGTTCTATCCGTTAATAATTCCGGGTGAGCAGTTTCCGGCTTTGTGGGCCTATAGTCAAATAAAAAGAACGCCACAGGGAGTTATGGAGATTGTATATAATAATACAACCTTTCCGCCAAATGGTACTTTTAACTATTATTGGATTACGCTTGATAGTAGCATTCCAAAATATTTAAACCGCAACTGGATTGTAGATACGCCATATCAGTTTTCATATTATTATGTATATGACAACAACGAGGAAAGCAGGCTTGCTCCGTGGACTAAAGCCGTGTACCAAACATCAAATCTTACAATAAGCATTCCATCGAGCGAGTTTTATTATCTTAATTTGTATACAAACACAATTGTAAAAGAGGTGGTGTTTGTAATGAGACAGGGGTACGAAGGGTTAATATACAACATATACAAATTTAAACTTAGTGATGTTGCATGGCCGCCTACTTCTGGGAATATAGACTGGTTCCCAATTAAATATAAAATAAATAGAATTGATGGCGTGGATAAAACCCCAACGCCTGCGGATGTGTATTTGCAAAGATATGATAGCGTACCATTACTATCGCGTAATAACACAATTGCTAATAATATTCTCAATCACGCAAATGTAAAGCTGGATTACGAAACATATGGAACTATAAAATTTACAGCAGCCGCTTCTCAGGATAAAACACAAAAACAAAAAATTACGGTTGGATATACGCCGGAATCGCAATTTGACTTAGATGTATACAAAACATTTCGTCCGGGTTCCACATATACAATCGGAATGCAGCTAATTGATGAGTATGGAAGATGTTCACCGGTTATAAATACCCAATCCGTAAGCATTCCAAATCCCAAATATGGGTGTTCACTACTTGCAATTGTTCAAGACAGAATTACTGGTGTAAAATATTATAGACCAAATTCATCAGATGTAATTACAGATGATATTGGCGGTAAGGTTAATACTTGGCCGAATGTTTATAATGTATACAATATAGATATAACAGTAAGCGGAAGCTTGCCATCGTATGCAAAATATGTACGGTTTTGTATGACAAAAAATCAAAGTGTACAATTTTTTCATAAAACATTTGCGCGGCTGTATTATTGGTATCAACACAATCAAGAAGAATCTATTTTTATTGAATCCTATTTGGCAATAAAAAACTATATAAACTTTAATAGTCAGGGAGATATTCTTAAAAACACTCAAAGAATAAATACGGACGCTAAATATGTTTTTAGAGGTTATGGATTAGAACTATGTGATAATGTTCCATTTATTTATAATAGCGCGGAAGAACAGTATGTAAGGATAGCAAGAACCATTCAGGCTGCCCAAGATATAAATGTAACTGCAACCTCCCTTAATGAAACAGTAGAATTTCTTGAATACAAAATAGCGGGAGTTGAGGGCGGTAGTGTTCTATTATTGGAAGAGGGGTTTAGCGATATAAAATTTTACGCAGGGTATCAATTCGGTACTATAAATAAAATTCAACCATGTTACCATATAATTGAAATATATACAAAAAAGAAAGAGCAAGAGGTTGTTTTTTACGAAGTCCCAGCCAAAAATATTACCGACAACACATATAAAATATATGGCGATTGCTATTTATCATATGTCCAAAAAGACATATTGCCCCAAAGCATTCCAAGATATACATTAAAAAATTATGATACAACAAAACAAATATGGATTTGCGAGGAGAATCAGGCGTACTCCGATAGCGGATATACATACACTGGGTATTTTTATTCAATGAATCCAACAAACATATATAATGAAAAATGGAATTCGGATTTAGGATTAGAAAATATTGCAGACACTGGGACAACCGTTCCTACAAAATATCCATATAGCATCGTATTTAGCGATAGTTATAATGTAGGTAGTAAAATAAATAATTTAAATAGGTTTAACCCTCTTAACATACGGCAAACCCCTGCAGAAAACGGTGAGCTAACAAGTTTGGTTTTGACCAATGCCCAACAAGACCAGCCCGGTGTGCTGCTTGCTATTGGGACGCTTGGAGTGAGCAGCTTTTATTACAATGCCGTACAACTTACAAATGTAGACGGAACAACCAATCTCGCTACAACAGACCAGCACTTAGCCTCGCAACGCCCACTTATCGGGCAGTTTGGCACAAGCAACCAGCTTAGCATAAGCAAAACAACTTTTGGTAATGTATATTGGTGGAGCGATGTAGTGAATGATTTTATTCGTTATAGCCGCGCTGGGTTGGAAAGGCTTGGGCTTACATATATGTTTGCCAACAAGGCTCGTATAGATGCGCAAGACAAAAAGGTAATTACTGGCTATGACTTCCTTATGGATGAGGCCGTAATGATTCCAGATGGCGGCAACGCATTTGTGTTCAGCGAAAGGTTTAAAACTTTTCAAGGGTACAGGGAATATTTTGATGGATTGCAGGCAACGCCAGAAATGATGATTGGAACGCCTACAAAAACCTATTTCTTCCTAAACGGATTACTGCATGCCTCATCTGTAGATGCAGAAGAGAACAAATTCTTTGGCGTGAAGTATAATCCTGTGATTGAAATTATTACAAACGAATACCCCACCGTAATTAAACAATGGAATTCTGTGCGCGTGTTTGGGCCTAAGCCAGTGTATACGCAGCTTAAAGTTGGTACAGCAGAAGGCTTCTATCACCAGACAGAAATAAAAAATAGCTGGTGGATTAAGCGTAAGGGCGAGTACGATGCAGCAGTGCGCAGAAGCACAGTGGGTGGGGGTGATGGAATGGATGGGAAAGTTATGGAAAGTAGGATTTTATATTCTACCTTTGTATTCGATGCAAATGATTTTGATAAATTAAATTTTATTGAAATTAAATCTAACACAGCAGTTACTCAATAGATATGCCTCCTGAATATTCACCTTCTGATTATGCGCTACTTGGTCGTAGCGGATTGTCTAACGCAGATATTGCTGGATTAACAGGTCAATCGTTACGGCTCAACTGGCCTATGGCTGGAGCTGCATTGTTATCTGTAATCCCAAGCATATATCAATCATATGAGCAAGGAAAAGAATTAAAGCGTCTTAAAAAAGAGGGGCCACAGGATGTAACTCCAGAAGCCTTTAAAACATATCAATCTCAGGTAGCCAGAGAGGCGCTTAGTAGCAGATTACCGGGAGAAGGAATTGCAAGAGACGAAATCACTCGTCAGCAGGCAATGACGCAAGCCAATATACAGCGTATGTCGCAAAACCCCGCACAGGCATTGCGTGCAGCAATGGCTCTAAATCAGCAAGGCGTGGCGGCTCGCAACCAGCTTACAATGGCTGGAGCGCGTGACCAAGCTCGCAGAAGAGCGATTGCTAACGAGGCTATGATGAAACGGGCAATGTTTCAGGAACAGGGAAGAAAGGAATATGCTGCCACAATTGGTGCTTTGGAAGCTGCAAAAATGCAAAACATAAATAAAGCTGTGCAGGGCGGACTTTCTGGATTGCTTAATTCGTTTGTCTTGGGCGGAGCGCGACAAGCTGCACCTCTGCCCCCACCTCCACCGGGCGCGACTGGCGGATTTACTACAACTGAAACCGGAAATGCAATTTACCAGCAGCCTTCGTATATAGGCATGGTGGGCAATACATTTGGAGGCAAGGATATACCATACGAAGACACCGTACTATTTAGATAATAATGTACAGCCCAGATTTAACCGTTCCGTTTGAGGAAAAGAAAGACAAAGAGTACGGGCTACGCTTTGCTCGCGGGTTGGAGATGATGCATCTTCAGCAAGTTGCTTTGTTTAACAGTCCTCGGAGGAGGTGGGCGGAAAATTATCAATATGCTCTTGCAAACCAGTCGGTGTTGCGCACTATACGCCCGATAGAAAATATATCGGGCAATGATGCGTTTACGCTTCCCGGAGCCGACCTTCGGAATGTGCATATAGCTCCGGCAATTGTGGATGCCATAAATGGAAAAATGAATCGCATGCAGTTCAAGCCAAAGGTCACCATGATTGATGCGGTGAGCATGAACAAGCGCGATGAAATCCGGAGCAAAGCCGAAATCGTAATGATGCTCAAGAAAATGGGCTTTGAAACGGAAGAGGCAATGAAGGTGTATAATCTTACGCCAGAAGATGTTCCAATCGACCAAACAGAACTGGAGCTGAAAATGCAGATGGCTCCTCAGTTGCAGGCCGAATCTGCGCTGGAGCTTGGTATAGAATATGTAAGCCACGACAGCAAGCAAGAGGTGCTTGCTAAAATGGTGGATAACGACCTTATCATCACATCGAATGGCGGATATTGGATTGACCGCACCGGAGGTAAACGCGTTATAAAAAGGCTTGACCCGCTAAATTCTGGATGGAGTTTTAGCATGGTGGAAGATGCGCGAGATGTTGTGTTCGCATATACAATCGAGGCAGTTCCTATTACAAAGGTGATGTATGATGCCGCAGGATATTTGTCTCCAGAGGAGATGAAGCTTGTTCGCGGAGGTCGCTTTGACCTTATGTACAACTGGCTGTACACATGGAGCGCATTTTCAGAGGGCAGCACTCCGATATACAGCAGCACATATGTAGACTATGCACTGGTGATGTACTTCGAGTTTATCAGCGTAGATGATTTCTATGGCATGATAGACAAAAAGGGCCGGGCAAAAACTGGATATACTGAAGACCCAAAAGCTAAGACGGTATTAAAAACCAAAACGCAAAATGTGTTTGGCGGAAAGTATATATGCGGCACAGGTCTGATATACGACTATGGCGTAAAAGAATCAATCCGCCAGCCAATCACCAGCAATCCTGAAAATGTATACAGAACCAATCCTGCAAAAAGCTATGGAAGCTTTATTATATATCAGGCCAACATGGTGCAGGGCCAGAACAAATCTGTAATCGACCGGGCCAAAAAACACATTGACATCATCCAGCAAACCGTAGAAAAGATTGATGTATACACTAAGGAGTTCATCCCTTGGATGACGGTGATAGACAAGGCGGCTCTCGCGGATTTTGCCACAGAAGAGAATGATGAGGAGATTACGCAAGACGACCTTATTACAACAGCCCTGACAAAGGGGATTATCACTGTTGATTCGGGCAACCTGCGCGGAATAGCTACATCCTCCGGCAAGTCAATTGTACAGATTATTGCAAATCAGGGAGGGCCAAATTTGCAATTGTTATTTAGCTTGCTTCAACAGCATATAGCAATGCTGCGTGATATAATTGGTATACCAAATGTTGAGCTTGGCGCTGCTCCAGTTTCTGAGCAGGGCAAATATGTTACGCAGGCTCAGCTTACCGGAAGTGATAATGTATTGCGTGGATTGATGTTTGCCAAGCTGCAATTGCACCAAAACCTCTGGGAGAATATTATGTACGACCTGATTGCTAACGGAGCGCAGGGCGTAATGAATAACAAAGTGTTCTCTATACAGCAGGGCAATCCGGATGAAATCATTCCAAACCTGAAGGTGGAGATTGCCCCAAGCGAACAACAATGGGGTGAGCTATACGCATTGGCAAATCAGGCTCTTGCTGCTGGAACAATTACGCTGGACCAAGTTGCCTATCTTAAAATGATAGACAATTACAATCAAGCGTATGCGTATCTGGCATTGCAGGAGAAGAAGGGCAAAATGCAGCAAATGCAAAATGTCACAGCTAATGCAGAGGCGAATGCTAAAATACAGTCTGATGTTGCCGCCGTAGCTCAGCAGGGCAAGGAGAACTTAGAAAAGATAAAAATACAAGGCGACATTATAAAAGAGGTGGCAAAGTCGCTTATACAGAATCCAGCAAACGCATCCGCCGTGCAAGCAATTATGCCTTTAATGCTTATGTTTGCAACCAGCGAACAGCAACAGGCAATGGCCGCACAGATGCAACAACAGATGGCTCCGCAAGCACAGGGCGCTCCACAAGAGCAGCAACAAATGTCTCCAGAAGAGCAGGCTATGATAGAACAGCAGATGGCTCAGGAGCAGCAGATGCCACCACAGGAACAGCAAACATTATAATATATATATGAACGAGGATAATTTCCTGTTTGATTTTAGAGAAAATCCTGCTCCGGAAGAGCAGCAAACAGAAGCTGTTGAACAACAGCAAACAGAAACGATTGAAGGCTCCGAAGCCATTGCACCGGAAGGCGGGCAAGAATTGGAGCAACAAACGCAATCAATGGAAGAGCTTTTGGCGAGAATCGCCGAGCTGGAATCTTCACAACAAGTAGTTGAAAGAATCCCGCAAGAAGCCCTTGCTATTTTACAAGACAAGAACGCACTGAAAGAATTGGCAAAGGACTACGAAACTATGCCAATGATGGATTTGCTTAAAGAGGAGTTTCTTGACAAGAACCAAAAAGTGCTTGCATCTAATCCAGATTTGGATGTGGATATGGCCTTCAGGAGATTCCTGCAAAAGACTTACAATGCGGACATCGAACCCGCTATTGATGAAAACTTTGGATTGGATGAGTATGATTATGCTCTGCTAAAGTCACAGGTGGACGAATTAAGGGATGCTAAGATTCAGAAGCAAGCGAGTTTGCAGTCAGCATTACGCACTGCCCCTTCAGGTGAGACAGATTCGGCTGCAACACAAGAGCAGCAAAGCGTAAATGGCGAGGATGAGTTCCAGCAAGCCATGCGCGAGTATGAACAGAGGCTCAATTCCTATGTAGAGACTGGGTTGAAAAATATCAGCCCGTCTGCGCCAGTTAGTATGCCCGATGGTATACAGCTTCCGGCTATAGGGGAGGATGTATTGCGTAATATGATTAACACGCTTTCGGCTGAACAGCTACCGTTAATTGTTGCCGATGACAATAATGTATATCCCAACCTTTCTTTATTGCGAGAACTTGCAGAATATCGGGAGTTGCAAAAAAATCTTCCGCAAATGTTAGCATCGTATAAAGAAAAAATCGTAGCGGAAGCATACGAAAATATTAAGAAAGGGATTGCAAATAAGGCAGATACATCAACAGCTCCTTCAAATCCATACACCGGAGATATTATAAGCCCACCCAACATGGGACAAAATATTATCACGGGATTCAAATTTTAATTAATTTTGTCGTACAACTTAATCTACTTAACAGAAAATGGCTTTAGAATTCAATGGTGGAAATGCGGTAAGTCCGTTTAGTGCCGCCGATATGACCTACTCCGCCTTTGCGGACACCGTGGCCCTCACCCGTAAGTTTCACCGTCAAATCATGGAGCGTATCCCTGATGCAAACTATCTGAAAGATGGCTTGCTGGAGGATGTGATTGCCGGAGGTGGACTTCTTGGTGTGGCATCTGACACCGTAAATGTATATCACGCAGAACAGGAATCTGTAGTGAGCAACATCAAGGTGATTGCAAAAGCTGCAGTTGCTGGTTTTACAAACAAACTCAAACTGACAATTGATGGCGAGCTTATTAAAACCGACTATTTTATTTATGCGCTTGTTGGACAAATCTTTTCTACAAACAGCAATAATGTTCAGATTGTTGTTGAAAGCGTAGACCCATCAATAGTTGCCGGAAATGATTATGAAATCGTTGTTGCCGCTGCCACAGGCGTAGCTTTGACAAACTTTATTGCTGCAAATGATGTTCTTCGCCCTCTTGGTAGTGTGACTGGAGCTAACAGCGAATTTGGTACTGGTAGTGTTCGCGGATGGAGCCGTTTTGGCGTGGAGTTTCAAACTCAGGAAACTGTTGCCGGTCCTCTTCCAACCAACGCATATAATCAGACATTTGAATTTACAATGGCTAATGGACAGAATGTCCTTGCGCCTCGCGTTCTTTTGGATGCCTATGTGCGTGACGATTTGAAGAAGATGGCGCAAATCATTGCCGGAACCGGAGAAAACCTTGGTGGCAACCAAACCACTATGGGTATTTTTAAAACCATTCAAACATATGGTCAAACCGCTGATTATACAAAAGCTGCCCTGACTTGGGATGCATTTTTGACAATCAACGACTACCTTCGTAATCGCGGTGCTGGCACAGAGCGTGACCTTTGGTTGGGCGCTAAAGTTTTTGATACAATCACTGTAAACTTTAAAACTGATTTTGACCTTGCGCTTCGCTATGTAAATGCCGATGGTAATCTTGGAGATGCACACACCAGTCTTGGTGTAGGTTTCGCTCAGTTTGCGTCCTCTGAAGTGACATATACCATGAAGAGAATGAATGAGCTTAGCCATCCGCGCATTTTCTCCAACGCTACTGCGGTTCCGGCTAATGCTGCAGCTCTTGCAAATCAGTATTATGCAAACTGTTTTATGATTCTTCCAACTACTAAGGTAAAGATTCAGAACGGTTTGACCTCTCGCACGCAGGCTGTTGAAGCCCCAATGATGCGTATCCTTCAGCTTGAGGCTCCAGTAACCGTTGGAGGTCCAAAAGTTATGAAGCGTGTATACAATCAGGCGGGTGCTGAACTCGGAAAGGAAAACTACCGCGTAACAATGCGTCAGGATTTTGCTCTGCAAATGATGCTCGCATATAAGTGTTACTTTGGTGGATTTACCGCTGCCTAATTAGCAGATTGTAAAAAAATAAAGAGGGGGCGGCATTTGCTTGCCCTCTTTTTTTATTTATATATTTGCAGTAAAACAACAAGTATATATATATGATAGGCCAACAAATTATAACAAGAGAGTATAACAACTACTCAGATGCACTTAGAAGCAAGCTGCGTGTACTGCAGCCCGGAGAGGTGGTTAAAGTAAAACTACATGATAGCCACTGGTCTAATGTGACAGAAACGCGTTTTGCGAGCATGGATTCAAACAATCCGATTCCCGGCATGGCAAATATTGTAAGGAAAAAAATTGGAACATATTATTTGGGAACCGGGCCTTGGACAGTGATGGATGGGAACAAAATGATTCAGGTAGGATTTCTTGAATCTATTGACTTAAATGGAAAACCACAGTGGAGGCAGAGAGCCTTTGTTGATGGGGAGCATTTTTTTTACGGAGATAGCATGGCAGATGTGCAGGATTTTTTAGCATTTCAGCTTCATCCTGAAGTAAAAAAAGAAAACCAAACGGGTTCGTATAAGTTTTATATAGACAATCCAGAGGAAACCAGCGACAATAGCTTGCAGAAAATTAAATGGAGAACGGCTATACAAAACGCTGTGCTTGGCGTAACCGATGAGCAGCTTAAACGCTTGGCCTCTCCACAGGTGTATGGAAAGTCTATGTTCAACAAACCAACACACACCACGCCAAAGTCTATACGCGGATATATTGCGGGATTGCTTACAAATGATAGCGGATATAAAGTCGTAGAAGGCGTGCTTCGCAACCTTAAAGAAGTGGAAGATATTGACCTTTTAATTAAGGCTTTAAATGCGGGCAAGATTATTATCAGCGAAACCAACATTAAACGAAATGATAACTTTTTGCTTGGTACTCTTGCTTCGCCAATTATGGGTAACACAGAAGAAAAGGCAATTGAGCTATACGAAATGTTCAAAGCAAATCCGGAGTGGGATAAGGACATTTTTGAGTGGCTGCGTGAAGACGCGGGCAAAACTCCATCCGGAGCAAAACGCGGAAGGACGGCTGGAATAACAACAGATAAAGAGGAAATCTAAGTTAGCTATGGTTTAAAAATTGAGTAACAAGCCCCGTGTTTTGCATGGGGCTTTGTTTTATAAATATGGAAGAACAAATTCTCGCCCCCAACCGATGTGCGTTTCAGTTTTTCTTAGGAGACGAAATCCCATCAATTCATTTGCATGAGATGATGAGTTTGGCGCACATGTATAGCGAAATAATCGGCCCCGTGATAATGGTGTGTACAGAGCGCGGGTATGATTTTTTGGTTAGAAACAAGCTTGATGAATTGTATATAGACTTTGGCGTGTGCGATACGGAAGAAAGTGTTTGGGGGTTGATAAGCCATTTGAAAGAAAACAATCAACTTGTTGAGGACGATATTATAAACAATTTAGAAAATTGTTCTCAAAATATCCGTAATTTGTATAGTCTTTATACGGTTCCTGATGAGCTAAAGCAATTGATTAATCAGGCAATTGAAAAAGAAACAGCTAAGAATTCGATATAATGGATACGATAGAAAGTCTCTACCAGAAATATGTAAACAGCCTGCAGCACGATATAGAAAGGGGCTGCGCTGGATTAACGGACAAAACGCAGCAATTGCTTGCTTTTTATCAGGAGGTGCAATACCGTCAAAGCGCACAGGTAAATGACACTGTAACCGCAGACCAACTGCTTGAGTATACATATCAAAACTATGAATAGTATATAAATTTTATTTGTAAATTTGCCATTGCAGTTAAAACTCGTCACACATGCCAACTCCAGCTAAAGTAAATCTTCCGGGCATCACATATGCGAAGGCGACACCGGAAAACATATTAGTTGCCAGCAATCCTACTGGAGGGGCTGCAACAGACCTTCAAGATATTATCAACCCAATTACACTGGCTACAGGAAAGATTACTACGGTGGCGGGTAATACGGCTGTTGTCGGAATTGGCACTGAGTTCGATATAGATTTTTCCGTAAACGATTATTTGTTTGCGTTTGATACATTTGATACAACCCCCACCCTTATTGGTAAAATTGTAGCTATTGGCGGGGCTGGCTCAATGACACTTAGTGCAGGAGCGCCAGACACTATTTCTGCTCCGGGTGTATATGCGGGCAAGACAAATATTCTTCTTAGCACTCAGGACAATGTAATTATGCGCGTCCCTACTGTTGTAACAAACGGCGTGCTTTATATTCCCAACTGGAAAGAATGGTTGAAAGGAAGTAAAATTTTTGGTAGCTGGAATCAGGAGATTACAAATCGACTTGAAAGATTAAGCTTGGTTGGGGTTCCAACAGAGGAAGCCCCGTCTCCAGCAAATGTTCAGTATACAATTACGCCATACACCCCGTGGCAAAATCGAACAGTGATTTCTTCAGGTGGGGCGCGTAATGTTCTATATTTCCCAAGTACATCTGCTTTCCCAAGTTTTGTATATGCGCTTCTAAATCCGTATGGAGCAACATCAGAGGCTCTTGCAAGCAACACCTTATACAGATTTGGTGTAAATCCAGAGTTTAATCAAAACTGCATTGTGTCTGGTGTTGATTATCCAGCAACAGAACTGCAAGCTGCGGGTTATTTTCCATAAACAATTAATTGAGCTATGCCTAATAATACTTATAATACCGAGGTAAACTATTACAGAATCAACGCCAACAACACCAATATTGCGGTGAGTGCGAGCGGCGCTGATGGAAGCCCAAATGAAGAAATTGCACCACCAACAAGTAGTGGTGGAAGTGGGTTTTTGAATAAAGCAGGAGATGTGATTAATGGACTTGGCACAAGCTTTAATGTTTTTTCGCCCGGTCAATATGTATATTTTATTAACAACTCTGGCGCAAATGTTTTGCTTGGTCAGATTTCGTCAATAGGCGGACCCACAGCTCTTACACTTGTTGCAGGCAGCTACACAGGCCAATTGCCCGCCACCGGAAATATAATTACGGCAAGCTATAGCTTAATCACAACAACCGAATCATTTTATATTCGTGTAGCCACGGAAAAAACAAGCAACACGCTAAGTTCTTCCGAGGCTAATATTCCATTATTGACATCTTGGAGGCTTGCAAATAATGCCACCTCTGCCAATCAGCCAAGCGTTACGCAGATACAGCAGTATAGCACAGTTGGAACACCAACAAGCATTGCGCCAACGCCAATACAAGTGCAGTTTACGCTGGAGGTAATGAATCAGTTCCCAGCATTCACTGGTCAAACAACAAGTTCAAGAAGCTGGAATAGCGTAGATGAGATACCAGATTATATATGGTTAAAAGCTGTTGTAAAAGGCGGAACATCAAGCCTAAGCGGACAAACAATGTATCGCATTACAACGGAAGAAACGATTGACGCGCTCGTAGTTACTCCCGGATTTTCAAACCAAACGCTTATAAACAGCGGGTATTTTAATGTAACAAATACAACAACCGCTGGCCCCGGTGATGTGGGAGGTAATTAATTTGACGCATAACATATACAAATGTGGCTAAGATTTCATTTTTTAGAACACAAGGTAGGAAAGCGTCATATATAAATACGCTTCAGAACACTCCTCTTTTCCTTACGGGGAGGGTGTCTGATAGCTTCTACATTACACTTGCCGAAACCAGTGTATTTCTTACTGGCAACAAAAAACAATCATTTTTTAATACCGTAGGAGACTATCCTGTTTTTTTGACAGCAAACAAGAATATCGCGTTTGTAGTTACACCAGACCCAAATATCCCAAGGCTTTTAAAGCCAAAATCATCGCTTGAAATAAATGCGGCACAAACGCAAATTACATTGCATGATGAAACCGGATATTATGACCCTGATGACCCAAATCTAAACCCCGGAGGTTTTAATCCGGATAGTGCCGACTACAGCCCATATAGGCCCAAGAGAGATGCTGTCTATTTGTGGACGGTGTATAAAATAAGAAGCCGCCCAGATAGCGAAGGTTACGGGAACAACACCAAAACACCCGTATCGCAGGCACAGCAAGAGGACGACCCATACGCATACCCTCTCACCCTACCCACCGAAACGGTAAACAACACCACCTCGGTTATAAAAGGATTGTATGAGGTGATAATGATTGTAGCTCCGTTTGGCGCTACCTACCCGTATGGAGATGTAAACCTTGCCCAGCAAGCAGCAACATATCCTAATTATTATGTTGTTAGCAACTACGCTATTATAGACGGTCCAGTTATTAATTGCCTAAACCAAATGCGGTATAAATACTTGCAGAGTGTAATATGCGGAAGGTGTGATGAAAAGTATTTAGAAGTGTACGCTATATATGTCGGCTTGCTCAATGCTATGCAGGCGGGCGAGTGGGATACAGCAAATGAATACTACGCCAGCTTGCAAAACATTTGTAAAGAAGAGGGATGTGATACCTGTTCATGTGATTGTTAATTAGTATATATTATGCCAACTTTTCTTGACGATTTAGCAAATTATAACGCAAAAGCATCGCTCGCCATATCTAATGCTGTGGCAGATGGGAGTGTAGAAAAGGCAAATATGATGAGCAGCCTAAAGACGGTTGCTAATGATACAACACTTGACGAGGATGTAAGGCTTAAAGCCCTTACAACACTTATAAATGTAGGAAATCTGCTTGATGCGCCAATCCCTCCATATTTCCCGCTGACGCAGACATATGCAAACGCGCTTACTTATGCGGGCATACATAATGAACTTGAGGGACTAAATGAGGGAGACTATCAGCATTTAACTGAATCAGAAAAGTCGTCTCTACTGAACAAAGCAAGCCTGTCTGATATTACATGGGCCAACTTGCAGGGCAGTTATACAAACAATATACCATTTGCTGCAATCCTTGATGGAAAGCAAGCGGCGTTGTCTGGAACTGGCTATGTAAAAGCGAATGGGCTAAACATCACATACGATAACAGCACCTTCCTTACTGATGTAACGGGAATACTGGTAGGAGCTGCTGCTGGTGGTGAGTTACAGGGCAACTATCCCAACCCCACTTTAAATGGACTATCTGTAATTGGCAAAGTCCTCACTGGATTCACTGGGGCGGCAATGCCGATTACGCCTATATTAGCGTCAGATTCAATTTTGTCTGCTATACAGAAGCTAAATAACAATATAGCCAATCTATCAAGCAATCCGTCTGGCGTATCCACTGTTGCTCTTACGAACAATGCGTCTTCGGTTTTTTCAACCACTACTGCAGCACAGGGAGGGCCAGCCGCAACATTAAATATTTCTCTGCAGACGCAAAACAAAAATTTGTTTTTAGCATCCAGCAGCACGACCAATGGACAGGTTCCTGCATTTAGGGCTATACAAGTGGATGACCTTCCTGCAACTGGGAATCCAGCCACTACTATAGGCGGTTCTACAACAATCCCTGTCATAGCAATTGATGCGAAAGGTAGGGTGACCAGCTTGACATCTGCTGCAGCCGCTACGGGTGGAATTGTAAACACGGTTAATATGACCGTGCCATCCAATAGCCCTACAATATTTACAGCAACAGGAGGGGGTAGCAGCTCCACGGTGAATGTTGGATTTGGATTGGCAACGCAGGTGAAGAACACCTTTTTTGCCGGGCCTGCTACAGGTTCTAATGCAACTCCTCAATTTAGGGCTTTACAACTATCTGATATAAGCTTTGATATACCGTATACGCAAGTGGGCGGTCTTAAAGACCAGTTGGACTTAAAGCTCGGCGTAGGTTTGGGGACAAGTCAAATTTTAATTGGTAACGGCTCATTACAAGCAGCTCAGGCAAAAGTAGGTGGTGATTTAGAAGTGTATTACGATACAATACAAGACACCAATACGGCTGTTTTCACTATAAAATCCTCTTCGGTTACTTATTCAAAATTTCAAAATATTCCCAGTTCTGCCGGAAATGCAATACGACCTATTTTGCTTGGTCGATTTTATGCTGGACAGGGAGAGATGCAAGAGCTTACATTAAGTAGCGATTTTACTTTAAATCCAATTAGCGGCCAAATAGGCTTACTTACGCCAAACCCTCCGGCATTAAACGATGTAGGCGACCTTTTAACATCCACCGGAGCAAATGTCTTAACGAGACTGTCATTACCGCAGCCAAACAATGACGGGTATTTGCTAATGCCTTATGCAGCAGCCGCAAACCCTGCGTGTGGATTAATATGGGGAGAGGTGATGGGAGATATATCGTATACAGTGGATAACACCACAACACCCGGAACTCCATTTGGTGCGTTTAGTATAGGCGCTAACAAAGTAACGCTTAGCAAAATTCAAACGATTGATGACCAAAGAATATTAGGCAACATTTCCGGTGGGGCAGCAATTCCTGCTGAGCTTACCCCGCAACAAGTGGTGGATATGCTCCCATTGCAAGATGCATTATCCGGAACAACCAAAGGTGTTGTGCCTCCATCAAACTTTACACCAGCCTCCGGATATACAAAAGACGACTATTTCCTTACAGCAAATAATGGATGGTCGTTAGGCGGTGGCGGTGGTGGTGGTACGCCCGGCGGAGCTGCATGGCAGTTTCAATATAATGATAATGGAACCGCTTTTGCTGGGTCTGCAAATTTGGCGGCAACCAATGCTGGAGATGTTCTTGCCACTTCTGGCTATTTTGGTATAGTGGATGATGCAACAACTCCCACTGTTGGTGTATATATATCTGCACCAGATGTCACCGTTGCTGGGTTGGACTGGTCTATACCAGCAACAAATGCAAATGATATATTTGTTGGAGAGGCGTTTCAACAAACCCTTACAAACAAAACGCTTAATAGTCCTATAATAGGAACTGGAGCTGGACAGGGACATTTACACCTGCACACCATAAACAACAACCCTCCTATAAGTCCAACTGCCGATTACATTACATTATTCGCAGATGATAGTCCTAAAAGAGTTGGATTTCAATTTGGGCTGGACGGCTTTGCAAGCTATTTCCAGTTCGATGCAACAGCAACAAGCAAGACATATACATTCCCGGATGCCACAGGAACTGTTGCCCTGATTGACGCAAGCAATGTTTTAAATATCCCTAAATTAGGAAGCACATCAGGAGCAATTGCTCTTGGAGGAGGTACATCAGGAACAATAACGCTTCAGGCTCCCGCTACGGTTACTGCTGGGCAGGATGTATATACGCTCCCAAGCACCTATCCGGGAGCGGCTTCGGGATGGTTTTTAACATCTAATTTATCGGGAGGTCTTTCTTGGGTGTCCGTAACAGGAGGAGGAGATGTGACGAGTACAGCAACAGGAACGCCACAAGGCAACTTTGCCGTGTTTGATAGTAACACAGGAAAGGTGATAACCACTTCCTCTGTAGCCTCATTAGGGGCATCTCCTTCAGGCCGTGCTACATTTAACAATGGGGTGGATGTAGGCGTAAGCGGCCCAGCAGGAACAACAGGAACGCTTGTGTTTCGTAGTTCTGCTAATGTTGGACGCACAATTATTCAAGCGGCAAGCACACCAGCAGCTACAGATATTTTTTACTATCTACCTTCAGGACAAGCAACCGGAGCGGGTCAAATCCTTGCCAATGACGGCAGCGGGAATCTCTCATGGACGGCAGCAGGAGCGGGGAATATGATATTGGCTTCTACGCAAACAAACACAGGGGCTAAAACATTCAATTCAGGAACATTAGTTCTTGCTGGAGCCAGTTCAGGAACTACAATCTTGAACGCCTCTGCTACAGCATCAGGAACTGTTACACTGCCCGCCTTAACAGGAACTGTAGCCCTTCTTGAAAACACCCAAACATTTACAGGAGCGAAGATATTTGATGGAACAGGCGGAACAATAACATTTAGTCGTGCCGCTTCTTCTGGCTCTGCCATAACTATTTCAGGACAAGGAACCCAAATAACGCCCCAAGTGGTCTTTTCGGGAGCTACAATGAACTGGATAAATTTTGGGAGTAATGGCCTCGATGCGCCTACTCACACGGGAGCAGCGGGGGCATCAAGGAGTGCAGGAACTAAGATAGCGATACGTCCGGTTAACGGAGCGTCCTCTCTTGATAACGCAATTGGAATGGAGAACGCAGGAATGTGGCTTTCGGGGTTCAGCGGAATCAGGTTTTATCCAGACAGCTCAACAACGGCTGCTGGACAATGGAAATATGTCGCTAGCAGTGTTAGGGGGATAGAGCTGAATGCTCCATCCGAAACAAGCAATATAACAACGCCTCAACTGCTTATTTCGGGCTCAAACGCTCAATGGATGAATTTAAGTGGAGCAAATGGTGCACCAGCAGTCTCACAATCAAGGTCTGTTGGGACTAAAATTGTGCTTAGATTGAATACGGGAACTTTAATTGATGGAGCAATAGGATTTGACAACGCATCCGGCCCTTGGATTTGCTCAAACTCAAACATAGACTTTTATGCAGGAAGTGTTGCATCTGTAACGGGCAGATTTAGCTCTGCTGGATTAACGCTCCCCACAGTAGGCACCGGTATTTTAATTAAGGAAGGCACTAATGCTACAATGGGGGTAACAGCGGCTATGACCGCAGGGACCATTACTGTTAGCACAACAAAGGTGACAACAAATTCACGAATATTTTTGACAGCACAAACAACAGGAGGAACACCGGGAGCGTTAAGAGTTAGCGCAAGAACCGCTGGAACAAGTTTTACAATAACATCTTCTTCTACAGCAGACACATCAACCGTAGCTTGGATAATTATAGAACCAGCCCCTTAACAATATGAGCAACTACAACATCATCGTCCCCATCAGCAACGAGCCTGTGTATGGCTTCAAGCGGACAGCAACAATGGCATCATTGCAAATCAATGCCATGCCTTGGACAGGCCGAAACATCAATTTGGTGACACAGGTAGATTATTTCGACCAGAATGACCTCCCCATTGACATCATTCCTCCAAAGATAGTTAGCCTCATTGCCGACAACAGCACCTGCGTGGACGACAAGGGTAATCCCGTTCCATGCGACAGCCCCGATGCCGTGATGACAGAGTTTGAATACTACATGAGCCTCCTCAGTACGCCTGTCGTCATTGAAACGCTCGTAGTAGCCAAAATACAGCAAGCAGACGCAGCCGGACGATTTAACTAATAAGCCATGAAAGGAGATAAGAAATACACCGCAACCATTGGAGGGAAAACCCGTTCCTTCGGAGCGAAGGGCTACAGCATTTCTCCAGGAACACCAAAGGGCGACAATTATTGTGCCCGTTCCTCCGGCATTAAGAAATGCGCCAATCCTCCTTGTGCCAATGACCTTTCGCGCAAAGCGTGGGGGTGTCGTGGAAAGAAAAGTATAAAAAGCTTAGCTGTAAGCTTCAGAAGAGTATAAATATTTCTGTGGTGAATTATATTTGCAAACAAATCAATATATATAGATATGAAGGTTAAGTATAAAAACATCCTTGTCTTGCAAAATTTTAATGAGGCAGTGGGTAAGCTAAATTTCTCTACGGAGGATTTTGCTGTAATTGGAAGGCTTTCAAAGCTTTCTAAAAAGATGAATTCAAAGGTGGAAGAATTGCAGGAGCTAATCGAAGACCTGCGTCTTGACCATTGCATGAAGGATGGGCAAAAGATTGTACGCGAAAACGGACAGCTCCAGTGGACCGTAGACGGAGAGCGTGCTTTTAGAAAAGCGTATAAGGCACTGCTTGAAAAAGAAGTGGAGCTTGATGATTTTACGCAAATCAACTACGCTGACATCATGTCTTTGCTTCCAAAAGGACAAGTGGCCGAGTGGGAAGAGGTGAAGGAAAATCTCGGAGAATTTTTCGTATACATTCCTTAAATTAGCGATGGGCAAACGGGGCGTTGAATTTCAAGAGTGCATGACGGTGTTTTTAAGCATCCTCAGCGGACTGGCTGGTGTATATGGATTATATACAGGCTACACCAGTAAACAGATTCCTACTGTGCTTTGGGTGAGCGCCCTGTTCACCATTAACTACTGGCTTTGTTTTTATCGTTTTTATAATAAGAAATGAAACTGGACGAAATTCTCAAAGCTAAGTTGCAGGTGTACGATACAGTTAAGGATAGCCCTTTAATTTTATACATCACCTTTTACGAGCCTATACACGAATGGCTTTCTACGATTGCGCACGACTGGAACCCAATCCTGCAGTTTGTGCTAAATATTATAGCAATCATCTGGGGCGTAACGCGCCTTATCCCTATCTTTAAAAAGTGGATAAAAGGGGAACCTGTAACCAATGAAGATATGCGATGAATACCAACGCAATAATTATAGGAATGATTGCCGTAGTTATGTTCGGCATGGTTTATAGTTATTGCGCTATACGGGAGGAGAATCGCGTTCTAAAGCAAGATGTTGGCGGCCTTCACACCGCGCTCAGCGCATCAATAGACACAAGCAGGAATCAATACGCACAAATGCGTGCAAAGGTGGAGACGATTGTATTGTCTGACGATGCCACCTCAAAAGTGCTTGAGAAAGAAATCAAGCAAATCAAAAACAATTTCGGCGTAAAGCTTAACGGGATAGAATCCTATACAAAGGCTGGCGTAAAGTATGCCGTGCCTGTTGTGTTGAAGTCCCGCGACACAGTGATTATAAACAATCTTGAAAAAGTGTACACCATATCCGGACCGTCAGGCAGTGGGGTGTTGTATACAAAAGGAGATAGTTTGCTTGGAGGGATTACACTTGCTGATACAATAAGAATTTCTGTAAGCAAGGGCAAGAGAGACAAATGGTGGAAGTTTTGGACTAAAAGGCCGCTTGTTACAAATGCATTTATGAGCAATCCATCAGGAGCTATTGTTTCACTTAACTCTATTCTCGTCAAATGAACGCGCCACTGGTTGATAAGATGAGGCACATTCGCGGCATGCAAGCAGCTATGCGCGGAAAGGTGATATACAAAGACGAGGGCGACAAGTTTGTTGGCGGAGGAGATTGGGAAATCGTCACCACTTTTAAGGGTAAGAGCCACGAACAAGGTGGCATAGACTTGGAGGTGAGCGATGGATATGTACGGAGAATTTCCGGCGTAGACGATGCAGATGATATTGCAGACTGGGGGCGTTTCTGGAAGGATGTAGGAGCTACAGCATATGGTATAGGTGAAGGGGTGCTTGATACAGTGACATTTGGCGCTACAGACCCATTAACAGATTGGGGGTATAAACAACTACAAGACCTTGGCGGAAGCACGGAAGACGAGAAGCGTGAGCAAGACAGCTTGCGCGGATATGGCACTACGGCTGGAGCTATCACCGGAGGTATTATTACTGGAGGTGCTACCACTGGTAGTGCTATACAACAAGGCTCAAAAGGGTTGGGCGAGGGTGTAGCAAAAGGAAGCCCTGATAGCAAGTTTGCTCAACAGGTTGGTATATGGCTCCCCGCTGCTGGGGCTGTTGCCGGAATGATTGTCGGGAATCAAGGATACGGCGGGAATACACCGGGCATGAGTAAGGCTGGGTTATCTATGACCGGGAAGAGTGGTACAAACTATAGTACACTGCAAACGCTTGCTAAATACGGAGCTTATGCAGGAAGGGCATATAGTATGCTTAGTCCAGTATTAAACGCCCGTCAGCAGCAAATGCCTTCTTATGTTCCGACAAGAGGTGTGGGAGGGGGATTCCCTTCCGGAATGTTTAATACAAGGTCTGCTACAGAGGCGGTACAGGGTGGTGGTGGTATGAGCGCACCAATTACATTTGGTGGAGCGACAGGAAGAGGAGATGGCGTAGCAGACACTCCGCAGGAAGATTTGTTCTACGCGCAAGTGCCTATGCGGGAGGAAACCTTAGCTCGGCTGGCTCGATATAATGTTAATGTATAAAAACATGGCACAGAAGACAAAGTTAGAAGTGGAAGGTGGCGAGCTGCTGATAAAAAGCAGCAAGGGTATAATGGCTGTTATACCAAAGTCTCACACGCCGCATGTCAGGAAGCTTATAGAGGAGAAGAACTTTGCGGCTGTTGATAAATTTGTACAGAGTTTGCAGCCGTTGAAGCGTAACCCAAATGCAGGGAAAGCGCAGGACGGAGTTGTAATTCCACCGTCAAAAATTGTATCTAAGCCTGATGCAACAGATGTGGCTACTCCCGGTATTGTCCGAATGAACTATATTATATCTAAAAGAATTGCTGATAATGAAAAATTAAATAAACAGCAGAAAGAATTAAATATAGCGCCCGTGAAGGATGTAGTTGTTGATGCTACTTATAACAAAACAATTCCAATTCCCCCAGAAGAAGACGCAAGAAAGCCCATTGAACAAACGCCACCGCTTAAAACATATATGGTAAGGGGTATAAAAGAAGTTGGAGATTTTATTGGTGTTAAAAAATTAAAAAAAGGAGGACACCCTAACGAAACATATAGCGATGTTGTTTATAGGCTCTCACACACGCCCGGCACGATTGCAAATAAAATTGAACAAGAAAACCCCAAAGGTTTGTCATTAATGGCTGGGATTGGAGAAGCCGTCTTAGACCCAGTGAACGCATTGCCATTAGGAGCTGCTGCTCAGCAGGGATTTAAATACTTAGCAGCAAATGCAGCAAGGTTACCAAAGCTTGCGGCTGCTCTTACACGAATGAGCAAATTGGGGAAACCTGCTGATATGGTAAATACTGGGAATGATGCATGGGAATCTAATAAAGAATATGAAAGTAGACCAGAACCCGCAAAAGAAGCTATGACTAATAAAGAAAAAGAATTGGTTGATGAGGTTATAAAAAATATTAAGAAACGAAATGAAAAGTAGTTGCGGGAAAGATAAACTTGCCGAAGTGTATGCTGGCAGAAAGATGAAGGCTAAGAATGGCCTCTATTATAACATCCATGCTAAGCGCGAGCGTATAGCTGCGGGAAGCGGGGAGCGTATGCGCAAGCCCGGAGAGAAGGGAGCGCCAACAGCACAGCAGTTTAAGGAGGCCGCTAAGACAGCTAAAAAATGAAAAAGACTGGAGGAAAATCATCAAATGCCGGAGTGAAGCTTTCGTTTGGAAGGCGTAGAGAAGGCAAGCATCAGAAATCGCATGGCCCAAAGCATAAGGGCGTAAAAAAGTATAGAGGTCAGGGACGATGAATAAGCTAAAAGATTTATGGGTGGAGTGGCACGAGGCGATATTAGCGCCCGTATACTTCTTTGCCTTTCTATTATTGTATAACACCATCGGGCAGTGGTTGCACGATGAAGCTGCAGCCCTATATCCTATCGGGAGGTATGTTGATATGCTTTCAATCCCCAGTAGGTATTATATTGTTGTGGTGATTGCAACGCTTGGCTTTCGTATAAACACTCCAGCTTTATTTAAAGCCGTGTTTGGAGACAGAGCCAACGGCAAGCTGCGTGAAAACATTACAAAAGACAACCACTTCCAAACGCTATGGCTCGCATTGTTTTCGTATGGCTTGCATTTGCTTATAGCTGCTATTGTAGCGGTCAAATAGGCTGCGTAAAAGAGCAGGCCAAGCGGCTAATCGGAACACGAGAAGGGCCGATAAACAATCGTGGGCCACGCGTAGATAGTATCATACGATTTGCTGGAGGGGTTCCGGGACAAGCATGGTGTAGCTATACAATGATATACCTATGGCGGAGGTGCGGCCTACCGCACAGCGGGACAAATGGAATGGCAATGTCATGGGCAAAGCAATCAAAAGCGTTGGGCATGCGCCCAGTAAGGCACACAGATATATTTACTGTATATAACAGGAAGCTTAGGCGCATAGGCCATGTGGGGATGGTGTACACCGTATACCCAGAGGAATCCTTCTTCCAGAGCTTTGAGGGCAACATCAACTCGCGAGGAGACCGCGAATCTCACCGCAGTATTGCTGGCTGCCTAATACGGGAATTCAACATCTGCTCCGGAATCTACAGGTGGATTCCATGACTGCAGATTGTATTCCGGCAGGTCTATAAAGTCTATTAGTTCCTGCACCGCCCGCTCGCCCTCCAGCACAATGTAAAAATTCTTTTGCCCGTCAGGCGGGAAGAGCATAATCTTATTTGACTTAGCCATCTTCACAATATACGAAGAAGCCTCTTCTCCAGATGTAATCCCAAACTTTGGGAGGTGTGCTTTAAATCTTATTGCAAATGGAGGGGAGTATGGACGGGTGTTCCCGCCTGTGGTGTATGGAATGTTGCTCATATATTTATCTAAGTGTTTCTTCGGTAAGTTTTATTGTGTCGATGTTTGTATACACCTTTATTAGCTTGCGTATTTCGTTAGCTGCGGCAACGCCCATTGCCAGCCTATCATCATCAGACATTTGTTCTGATTCCTGCAGGTTCCAGACGCGTTCTATTACGGATGCTCCGAATAGCTTTATAATTGCACGAAACGCCTCATCATCAAATCCCGGCGGGTCTGTGTGCTTCACTTCGTATTCCCAAAGCGCGTTCTCAATAATCATTAAAAGCGGCTTTAGCCTGTGTCCTATTGGTGCGGCTTCTTCTGTTGTTTCCATATTATATACTGGATGCTTTGTATGGATAAAGGTCAGACAATTTAACAAATAATTGCCGTTCAAAACCCTCTGTTTTAAAATGAAGGTAGTCCCCCTTTTCCAGAACTAAGTCTTTTGGAAACAGGTATTCATCTCCTCCCTTTTCAATCAGGTGTATTGTATCAAACTTTTTAGCTGTCCGTATAACATACTCATTAAACCCATACGAGTTGTTCTTGCGAAACAAATGTTTGTCGGGGTCTCTGTTGATACGGAATGTTTTCTTAGCTTCAATAACAACGCCAAGCTCACGCTTTTTATTCTCGCTTGCAAGGTGTAGATAAAGAGTGAGCGTTTTGTTCGGAGCTGTAACAACAATAAAATAGTTGCCGTCTTTGTCCGCGTGTGTAATCGACTTGCCCATTATTTTATAGATTTAATTGCATGTTGTATATACCATATAGCTTTTTGTAAATCCTCGCGGGCATCCGGGGTTTTCTTCCCGGCACGCATGATATATTTTAAAGCGTTGCCCAAGCTAAACTCCATCCCCCATCCCTGCGCGTCAATAATTTTAATCACCTCATATGGATTGTTCTCCCCGCCGTAGTGCGGTGGGTGGTCAATCATCTTGGACAAAATATCCTCCTCATTATCTGTGTTTATGGTTCTTAATAAGCCGTTTTTTGGAATGCCCATCTCATTCCACTCCTCCTCTGTCATGCTTTGTCTTAAATTTCCCATGTTTTTATACTGTTTGGTATTATACTATTTGGTATCATCTTGTCGCAAAAGTTGCCGATATTTGCGACAATAAGACCCCTCACGCCTCTTCATAATGCGCACCCGGAGGGGTTGTAGAATTGTTCCTCGCTTCCGGTAGTCCCGGCTGCCAAACACCCCCGTTTCTGGGGGTGTTTCCTTTTACATCTATTATATATTGCTCTTGTATACTTGTTGTGGAACTAATATAAAACCTCGTCCCCCATACAAACGCCTCGTGCTGCTCCTCCTTTCCGCTGTGTTTTGTTTTCACCACCACCTGATTCTCCGGAGCAAAACGAGCCTGAAAGAGCAAGCAATCCTCGTCTTTTTTCTTTATGCCTTCCTGATATGTGTAGTTCTTGCATATCCACTCGTATAGCCGCTCGCGTTCTTCTGGTGTCATTGCGTGATAGTGCTTATCAATTACGCTTGTCCAAAACATCGAGCGTGCAATAGGGCGTGGAGGAATACACGCCTCAACAAGAAAGCAAAACTCGATGAAGTCAATCGGGAATCTGCACGCAGTGGGGTTAGTTCCAGTATTTTTTTTCATAGTATTCTTTTGCGTCTTTCGTGACATCAAGTATTTCTTTGGCTTCATCGGCCACTCCCTGCCCATACGCATCCATAATCTGTATGCGCTCCATTTCTAATGCAGTCTGCAAGTCAAGGTAGTTTAAAACCTTTTGCTTCGATTGTTTGTATAGCCAATCAACTGCGGTTTGCTGTATCTCCATTGACAATATCTTTTAATTGATTGTAGATTCCTTCTTGTGCTACACCCCAGAACATATCGCATATAAACTCCCCACTGTTTGTATATCCCGGAGTTTCCCTAAAGAACGACTGTCTATCTGGATTTGAGGGCGTAACATATCTATAACAGCCATCTTTAATCGGGCATCCATCCCCCTCGCATTTGGTTATGTCGTTGCCTATCATATCACCAGTGCATCTAAGTTTATATCATGTTCTATAAGCAAATCGTAAAACGCTGTTCGCACCAGCTCCTCGTCTATATACTTACCATCCTCGCTCTCATCGCAAATCCTGCGAAGCTTTGCGCTAAAATTCCATAGCACAAGCGCCATGTCTAAAGATTTTAAACAACGCATGTGCGCTATCTTGTCGTCTTGGTCGTTAAGGTTAAACCGGATTGTTGCTGTCATTTTC